AGAGGGTGGGAATCAAACCCACCTCACGAACCTTGCAAGGGTCCATCGCCGCTCTTGGAACATGCCTCCCCAATACAGTTTTTAAATCTTCTATACTAAAACATACATCTACACAAAACTTATACATGAGATCGAAACGCTCTGGTTCTTGGTCAAACAATACATATCCAGGTTTACCAGTACCAATGAAATAACCCAATTCTAAGTGTCCTGAACGTCCAGCAGGCATTACAAGAACTGCCAAATCAGACCTGTCTAAATGCTTCTTGTCTACTTCAAAGACATCAGTAGCATGATGACCATTTAGTGCTTTTTTGTAATCATTCCCTTTAAGACGTTCGTGTTTTTGCCACCAATCATCTGCATCCTCAGAGGCGCTCCACCAAGCATCGTAAACCTCAAAACCAACATCTCGTAATTGAATTGCAATGTGTGGAATTTCAGGATTACGAAGAGATCCAATTAAATATATTATAGGTTTTTTCAAGCAGATTCTACCGATTTAATGTGAATTTTGGCGCCTATTTTCTCTGCTGTTAGTAATAGACGTTTTAGATACTGTTTCCATGTATACATCTCTCCATAAACATAGATTTTAGGCTCTAATGTTGGATGCAAATCTGGATCTCTAGAAAATCTATTACAACATTCAGCTATACCTGAGTAAGCATTAATTGCCATCCAATAAAATGGATAAGTAATGCTGATTATAACCTCTGGACTAGTTATATATACGGTTTCATCCAACAGACTAGCAATATACATTAGTGGAAATCCGTTGGATCTGAAAGTAAGTACTGGTCATTAAGGTATTTTAAAACTTTACGACCTATATAACAAGTAGTTTCTCTAATTGGTTTAATTACTATACCCTCTCTGATTTTCTGGCCCCCTATAACTGAATCTCCAGCACATAATTCTTTCATTTTTTCTTGAGAATATGGACCAATATATAGGAGTGGAACAGTTTTTACCCCTATACAACCACAAATTTGTCTAAAAGCAATTGGATCTAGATATTTACCATTTATACTAATGTCATAAGCATAAAATTCATGCTCACTTGGACTAAGTCCATATGTATAATTTTTCTGAATCCCACCGCCTACAATTTCTCCATATATTGATAGATTTTGCCCTTCATATATCAATCTATATTTAAGATCTAAATCTTTAGCAATCTTGGAATAAACATCAGTTGGATAAAACCCAGAATATTTTCTATCTTGTAATTGTACATTACGACTACCAAGACAAAATTCATACCTAGGTAGAAGTCCAAAAAAACGTTTAGTCTTCTTCCACCAAGTATTAGCTACTGTAGGAAGCCAGCCATACCTAGCCGAGGTGCCATGTAATTTTTCCGTTACATAGACCATTTCTCCAGGCTCAAATAACTGGTTGTAATGTTTGAAGTTTTCTATATCGGTGTATTTATGAAAAGCTGGATTACCCTTCTTTGGAGATATTACATTACCTTTGGTATTATTAGGCTGCGAAGCTTCTAGAGGCTCATACTTGGTGATACCTAAAACCCCTGCAACATCAGTACCAACAGGTAGTGTTTCTGCTAAATCTAGTTCAGATAAAGATACAACAACACCTTGTGATATTGCACCACGTAGCTTAATAGTCTTTACCCGTGATCTAGACAGTTTTACTTTAGACTCGGCAGGAAATAGTTTAGTTTCTACATCTGGACTAAGAATTGCATCAATAGGAATATAAACTACTTTATCCCCCGCTTTGAATTCTCCTTTTCGTACTACACATGTCCAACCTGCGATTTTGGCTATTTCCAACCTATCCGCGTTTGGATGGTCTTCAATATTATCTATTTCGACAACTTCGACCTTTAAACTACTCATAGCATGTTTGTCGCCTTAGCATAGTTAATTAATTTTTCTTTATTATCTCGTAATTCTGCCGGGGTAAATGTAGCTTTGTACTGTTTAATGGTTGGATCAAAATCTCTGTGATGCCATATGCGGAATACAACAGAATCTAATCCAAAATATTCCACATGCCAAGCTGCAGCCCATTTCCACTCTGGTTTCTCATAAAACAACGTATCCTTGTTTAAATTTTTGGGAGAGATTGCTGTAGCTTTCCACTCTTCTAAACAGCGATCTACTACGTTAATGGCATCTGGTGTACAAATCACACCATTATAAGTATATTCTCCAGGTCGGTATAACAATCCATCAGAAGCTTTAATATCTCGCTCCATCTGAGATTTAAGGCATAACTGAATAATACGCTCCCATAAAAATCCCTTTTCAAATTGCATCTTGCGCTTGATAGGGTCAGGATCTTTATCATTCGCCCATTTTGCTAATCTAGCTGCAATGAGCATAGACTTAGTAATGTCAGTTAAATGTAACCCCGGAGAACGAGTCCTGAATTCATCTTCTTCTGAAAGAGATAACGTAGAGTAATCAAATGGAATTTCAATTATTTCTGGCATTTAGCCATTATACTAAAACTAATTATCCTTATCTTTCCCAGGGAAATCGTCCTTCATCATCTACCTGAAACATACCTTCTCTAGTTTCTAATTGCTGCATGGGGCTCTTAGTATCTCTGCCAGCTCTACATTTCCAGCAAATAAGAGCAAGAAAAGGGGAGGCAGAGCGATCACTATCCTCTGCCCCACACTGATTACACTTATATTTTGTCATAGACTTTATGCCGTAACTACATCACCATTAAGCTTAAGACCGGCTTCAGTAGCAATCTGTCCAAGCTTGTTAGGTTCAAATAGAGCATTCATAACAGCTATACGAGTGCTAAGATCCCACTTATTACGTTCTGCAACAGGAGGAACCTTAGCTGCTAGATCACGACGAGAGATAGTATTATTAGGACTTTCAGCTACAATAGCCTTCAGAGCCTCAACACCAGCAGTCAATACAGCAGGATCAATAATACTAGAAACAGTCTCTGTCGATGAACCAGACGCACTAGGAGCTGGAGTAGACACATCAGACCCGCCAATCAGTAGAGCAAAAAATGGTTTAGAACGGGGCTCCTTGCCATCCTTTAGTGTTTTAGCCCGTGGGTTTGGCTCTGATACAAGCTGAAAAGTAAGTCCGTCAAACACACTAAGATCACCCTTGAAACCATCCTCTGGAAAACCAGCATTAACAGCCGTTTCAAGTAGATGATAAAAATCTGTGACCTTACTAAAGCCGGTAAAACCCTTCTTTGCAATCAGGCGCTTTCCATCCGGGGTAACTGTAGCAGTCGCCTTTTCTCCATCCCACTGTATTCCAGTCGAATACTCCTGTGGCTTGAGGGTTGTAGTAGTACCATCCTGTTTAAGAATGTTAAAAATGAACTTACCGACTATTCGTGATGGGATTGGGTTCTTGGGATCTTGATACTTAGGATCTACATCTGCCGACTTACCGTAACGGGCTTCAACGATCTTTACTGTGGCGCCATCTAGAAAACCAGTCTCCTTAAATGAACCATCATTTACACCAAAGCTGATTTCCTGTCCTTCTGAAAATGTATGACTAGACAATATTAAAACTCTCCTTCTGATTTAATTTATACATCATTAATTCAACGACACTACCAACAATCAATAGTATTCCTACGTGCTAGGTCTAACCTCCGTTCTAATTCAATAATATGTACTCGTTGATCTTCTATAATACTTAGCAGTTTTTGGACTTCGTTATTAGTCCAAGTTTCTGGAGTTGTACACCATTTGTTGTACATGGATTCAACAAACTCATCGATTTCTTTTTTATGTTTCATAACTTTAGTAGTGGAGCTGGTAGTATATCGCTTTTCCGAACAGCCGTCAAGAACCATTGGGGAAAAAGATATGAGTATTTTGATTTCAATGATCCAAATGCTTGATCTAATATGATTACCTCACATCTATCATTCTCGCTCCTCATCCCTCTACCTGCCATTTGCACGATAGTTTGTGCCGCAATATAAGGACCATATTCGCTGTCGGCAGAACTACGTGCCTTATAGACGCACGATGATATATCAGGAAATGGGACTTTGATGATGATTATAGTTTCGCATTGATCATCAGGAAAGTCAACCCCGGTAGAAATAGACGGAGATACTAATATGGCGGGAGCAGTAGCATTCTTGAACTGTTCTAGAGTAGACTGAGTGTTAGAACGCCCGCCTGCTGTTCTAGAATTAGTATGCATGTATTGACTAAATCTAGAATGTCCTTCTAGGAACTTTTGTAAGGCGAAGCTGGTAGTTGGAATTATGATTTTACGGTCTAGACGTCTGGCTATTATCTGGTCTACCGCTCTGACAATACGCAACTTATCAAAATTGTCCATATCATAGCGCATCCAAGCTGTTGGAACATACCAGACTGGACGTTGATTGACTGGAAAAGGTGATGGATACTCAAAAAAGTCATAGTCATCTATACCTAAAAACCCAAATAGCTTAGGTCGTATTGTTGCTGAAGAAAAGACTATCTTTTTTGCACCATTGAATAAATATGATTCTACAAATCTATGTGGCCATAAAGGCTCTATACGTACCTTATTACTACTTAATTCTACAATCCAGTCTTTTTCTGCGACAGACATTTGATCTAGTGTGCGGTTTAATTTAACCAGAGATTTAAACCTATATTTAGCTTCTGGAGTATCTATACTTGATCCTTCTTTGATAGCCTCCAAGCTTCTAGTAACACCTAATTTTGCTTTACTTGCCCAACCCGCCCAATACAATGGATCGGTAGACGGGAATAATTCTTGATGTAATAATGTTTTAGCCTCCCATTCTGTGATTTCTGCCGCCATGATACTAGCCAGCTTTTCAGGTATCTCATGCGCTTCATCACATGCTACAAAATTAAATAACCCTAACCCGTCAGAATATTTATTAACAGAGAGTGATAAATCATAGTTTGTAACTACAGTGTGAGCTACTTTCGCTTGCCGTATTTTGTCATAATAAGTACAACCGCCTAGCAAGAGCGAGCATCCTTGGCCATAGTGGCAAGGACCTTCATCAACTGTAGCTCCAACAGGTATATAAGGAGCATAGTGTTCTCCCCCTGGTTGTAAGGCGAGACATAGGTAATTTTGCTGACCGCGTAAATCTGTAATGGTTTCTCTAAATTGTGCTGCATATTGGTCTTGTAAAGACTTGTTAGACGTCAAAATTAAATTGCGGCCCGCAGACATACTAGCCTCGGCCATTAGTATAAGACTCTTTCCTACCCCGGTTGGCGCGGCTTGCCCTACTACTCGTTTAGTAGATGCTTTGGAGTTCTGAACCGCCTCCATCTGGCCCTCCCGCCAGTCCTTAAAGAAGCTGGGAAGGCCATAACACTCAGGTGGAGGAAATTTACTCAGCGTAAGTCCTCAAAGTATCTTTTTATATTTTGTACAGTAGTAGCTGGGCCAAAAATATCTATTATAGTTTTTTTGAATACACTGTGGTTTTTTAAATTCTCTACTGTTATATATAGACTAGTTTCAGGGTCTTTGAGTGCTAAGAATGCAAATAAAACAAGATATAAAGCAGCTGATTCTTCCAGCGATAAATCCATTTGTAATATCTTGTTTGGTGGAAGTTTAGGAAGTGGATATTTTTCTATTACTTTACAATTCATAAGCTGGTATGTCAACCTCTATTTCTTCAGCTGGTATGTCAACCTCTATTTCTTCATAGTCATAAGAAGGTTTATAGTCAATAGAAAAAGGAGAAGACTTGTTAAGGTTGTTTAATCTAGCCTTTTCAGCCTCTGCTAATTCTGGCCTACTCCATACAGAGTTAAAAAATGAACCTTCGTAATCATGAAATTGTAATACATAAACTTTCAATTTACCACCTTGTCTTTAATCCAAGTATTAAGAATTTTTTTTAATTCCTCTCTACAACTAAGACAGACTTGAGAGTAATCAATTGTATTTGGTTCCGAGAAATCAGAACTGAAAATGAAACATTGTACAGCTTCTAATTCATTTAATTCAGATTCATTACCACAACAATCACATTTATAGGTTATTATTTTAGACGTGATTAACGCCTTTCTTATTGCTGTGTTTTATACTTCATATAGTCCTATGTATTTAGATAAACGCTTTTCTACTTCTTGTCTTATCCATTCATCCTCGGGATGGTTAAACTCGGATCTAACACGCTCTGAAATGTTAGTAATAAGCCTTTTAGCTTCGTCGTGCGCCTGAACGTCTAACCATCCTTGGATAGCTCTATCTACTTTATCAAAAAATTTAACAAACTGTGCGCGGCGTTCTTCATGTGATAGGTATTCTACTAAAGCCTCAACACGGCCAAGATCGGACGATATAAATGGTAACTCTTTTCTTAGCTGTTTAAGTCCTTCGTGGACTGCCCATCTAATAAAATCCGCCTTTACCCTCCACTGTTTGATCTTACCGGATTGAATTATTTCCTCTATTATCCGGTTTTCATCCAACATTATAGATGCTCCAATAGGCCAAGACTGTCCTAGCTCATTAGACGCCGGTATAGAGTAGTGCCGGTCAGAGAATGACGGAGACTCTTCATAGTAACTAGAAGTCTCCTCATCTTGTACTGCGTATAGTTTAGGGCGCAAGTTTTATTTACCTAAAAAAGTAACTAACCTTGTAGCATAAGCAAATGCAATAGAAAATAAACCTGCAGCTAACACGATTCGCCCAATTTCTTGCACCTTGGCATTATTGCTTAGTGCATAAACTAGCACCCCGATGATTACCATAAATACTGGAATAAAAGCTGTCATATAAATATCCTTTACATTATTTTAAATACAAAATTGCCACATCTACATTTACTACATGGACTAAGTACTTGCTTAGTATATTCTAGTTTCTCTGGTTGATGTTCATAAAATTGATGAGGACACTCAGAACAACGTAGAATTGGTATTAATTCCTGAGCAATACAGGGTTGACATTCACATCTGTTCGCTTTCACTGACTAACTCGCTATTCAACATACAACTTTCATCATAACCCGAATCAGCAACTTTTGTGCCGTCCGGTAGTTTATTTGAACCGTCTACTAAAAAGCCATATTTTGTTTTGCTCTTTTTACCGCAACTCATGCATTTGTAAACCATGCCGGGAGGAGCTAAATCAGTTCCCTTACTCATACTCATACCTACTCTTCAGAGCACGCAAATTCTGCTCAATATTAATTACGCTATCTAAAATACGTTCGCGACAAGCCTTTAAATCGCTACATTCTCTATCTGACCCGTTAGGCTTAGAATACCCAACTGTCACAGGGGTAGCACAAAATATACACCTAGTTATTCCTCTTTCTAATGGTCTAGTTATAGGTCTTATTCCTATACTTTTACTCATGATGCGTCCTTTTCTAGAGTTTCACTATCCCATAAAGCCTTACGTGCCTGTATATTCTGTGCAGCAGCTAGTCCCATATCAGTTTCATACAAAGACCTGAGACGTTGCTCAATGTCTGGACAGTCACATTCTACCACGTCATGATCACATTTTACACACCACATTTCAACCTACCTATTAAAAATTATTTTTGGGTTGCTGGAATATAAGTTTCAAAATGCTTGTTATAACAGATGTAATCTGAGAAGGGCGGAGCATAATATAGTAGCCTTTCTATCAAATTTCCTGTTAATTTAGCTAACCTCAATCTTTTCAGCATGTTATCGTCTAAGACATATTAATTTAAAAAGTATTGAAAATGTTTAAAATTAAAGTCCCTTTGTTTTCAATAGTTTCCCACATGTTAGTATATTAGTATAAATGTCGGTAAGTACTACGTACGAACTCTACAATACACTAAGTACTTATCGATATTAGTACTAATATACTATGAGGTAAGAACTTGTTGATAATAAACAACTTAACTTTTTGGCCTTTTTGGTTATATTTGCAATTAACCTGTCATGTATGCTATTATTTTTATACAAAACCAAGCTTAAGAAAGGGTTAATTAGTTCATGCCAAAATTAGGCCGTCCACGTGGTACTTCTAGAAAAGGTAGTATCACTCGCTCTTTATGCCTTCCCGCCGAACTCTACAAAAAATGCGTTTGGATCTCAGATCGTTGGACACAAGATGCATTCTCAGAGAATTTTGATGGTAGCACACCACCAGAATATTGGAGCGTGCCACGTGTCATTTCTTCTGTATTAGCTGAGTATTTCGAGTCTCTAGAATCACAAGATCCAAGTCTAGTAGAATATTTTAATAAGTGTAGAGAACGAGAAGCTAACAAAAAAGTTATCCAATAACTCGTTTTCTCGTTCTATTGTTGTAATATGGATACTTCTTTTCTGGGCCTTTTGCTGGACAGTTTGCTGTACAACAATTCGGTCCTGTACGTGTCCTGTATGTATGCTTTGCTGCCCGAGTTCTGGTTATATGTTTCTTTTTTAGAGGGAATTCTATCTCTGTATTAATGGCTTCGTTCATCTTCATTTACCAGCATTAGACTGTCTAGATTACCATCAAAACCTATTGTGGGAGATATTGTATTAAGGCAGTATTTACATTTCTCAGATATACCAAACATGCTATTTAATCCTTGAATTTGTATTAAGTAAATCAAACCATTTGTTGTCATAAAACCTATAGTATCAGTAGGTTGAACTAGTTTAACCATACTTAAGTATTCAATCTGATGCTCCTGTTCCTCTGCATCCATACTAGAACAAATCAACATGTCTTGAATAGGTATAAGTAAGGATGTAACTAGCTCTACCCCCATTTCTGGTGGTATGTTACTACGTCCTGTATGGAAATGGCCTGTCTCCCACCCTTTTCTTTGCGCTTGCAGATGTAATAAACACCCTTCACCTTTGGTACAAGATGGCGGGATTATTCGTCCCTGCACAAACCATTCTTCATCTATTTTTAGATTAGTAGCGTTTGAAGATAACTCAAGTTGATCATTCACTAATAAGTAGTTCCGTGTCGTCTGGAGAATTCTGTGTATCTATATCATTCTCCTGTGGTGGTACTAAGTAGAGTTTAGTTTTTGTTTCATCCTCTAGATTGGTTGAATTAGTAGCTCCTTCACTTATTTCATCATCACCGTCTTGGAAACATTTAACAATCTGAGATTCAGGAACACAATAATCATTACATACGGCACAATGTACAATTTCATACTTAGTATCTACATTATGCACTCCCTGTATCAAATAATGTCCGCAGTCTTGGCAAATCCTCAACATTTCTCTATTATCATTGCAACCATTCCCAACCTTAGCCTTACATCCTACTCTAATATCATTTATACACCAACCCCAAAGATGCTGTGCCAAGTCACACTGACACTCCGGGCAATGAAATATTGTTTCAACCTCTTTACTGACAAGATTTGGAGCGTAATGTCGCATAAATCCTACACCATTATGGAGTTGATGTATGCTCGGTTCTGTGATTTTAGTCTTATTTTTACTCTTAAAGTAGGCAAGCTTACGCTTAATAGCCTTACGTTCTTTTTTAGAGAAGTTTTTATTACCAAGTAAGGAAATTAACCCTCTGGTAAGTACATCACTAGAGGGAGAGATAAGGATGTCATCACGTAAATCAGCTTCTTTCTTCTTTTTATCTTCAGCTAACCAAGCCTTGATGTAAGCATCGTCGTCATCTTCATCATCTGTATTTTTACTATAACCAACATATTTGCCATAGCTGCCACTATTACTATTATTAAAAGTAGACGATTTTACATCAAAAGTCTCGTTTGTTTTATAAACTTCACCGTCTTGGATAAAATATACCTTAGCTGGATCTATAGTAATACTCTCATATTCTAATCCCAAAATTCCAGCGGCATGTCTGACCGGCAAGTATTCTGATGCCCAAATCACTCCAATAGCTTTGTTGTCCCCGTCTTTAGGATCTCCACGATAAAGTCTAGCTATGGTAATACTTCCACTAACTGTTTTTGCAAGATAGATTTTAGAGTTTTTCTCACTCTTTAGTTTCCAAAAGAAAGTACCATATCCTTCTATTTCAGACAGGTCCAACCTTTCGTTAATATGGTAGAAAACATGCTCAGAGTCTACCATACATGGACGTTTGTACTTCTCATTTAACGTACGATAGTTGTAAACACTGCCATTATGCACACCGATTACGTTACCGATATTGAATGGGTGACAGTTCTCAACAACAACATCACCTACCGTAGCTGCACGTGTGTGCGCCAAAAAACATCTAGATTCTGACGCGGCTTTAAGCAACTTAACTCCGCATTCTGTAACCCTTCCCAACCCTTTATAAACCAACCCTTCGGGAAATATTACACTTCCAAAGGAGTCTCTACCTCTAGTTTCCATTTCACGTGCCAAATGGTGAGTTATGACCGTTGATTCATAAAGGGACAACTCCGCGTCTGGTGCAACTTGAAATCCATAAATTCCGCACATTTAGTAAGCTATTCCTTTTTTAAGTGGCATGGTAATACTCTTTCAGTAGCTACCTTGGAATTAACACATGCTATATCAATTTTGTTAAGTAAATATCTAAATGTCTCATCTGGCAATAGAGAACGCATAACAACTACACCATTAGCTAATAAAACCTTGTTTAAATCTTGTCGTTGGAATTTATCCGCTTTGATTAATTCCAATGCCCCTATTGTTTCTGACTTTTTTACGCTTAGTATTTCTTGTAATTTTTGTTCGGATATATGTCCTATAATATCAAACAAATCTATTAGGATCTTGGCCCACTCATATATTTCTTTTGCATCATCTGAACCATGATGAAGTCTAAATTCTACAGTACCACGTAGAAAATAGCTATGTAGATTTAATGCAGAATAACGCATGGGATTACGCGTATATCCATCGTGCCTACCATAGTGGTCTGCTCTAGCTCTGTGGTATAAAGGTTGTCTATCTTCTCGCGAAGCCCTTATGTCTAAGGCTGAACGTCCGTAAACACCAGATATAAGCTTATTTTTTAGCCCCTTAGTATCGAGTTTAACCCCATTAATAAAACGCTCATAGAAACGTGTGCCGCAGTGGCTACAAAACTCGTTATCATATCTAGAGAAATGCACGGCTGCAAATAAAGCCTCTTCTATTACATGATAAACTCTAATTACTTTTTGTAGTTCTTGATAGCCAAAATCACGACAATCTATATGAACATGAACTCCGCAACCCAAAGATACTACAGCTTCCGCTTCTTTAACGGCCATGCCAATATCAAAAATCTGCTGAAATAATACATTACCACAGGCCGGTGATGTGTTAATTTCAAATGGCTTCAGGTTCCTTCTTCTACTATTAGGATGTTCCACATAATATTGCCGGGCCATACTACCATCTTCAACTACACTACAGTTATATTGTACTAGTAAATTATTTAATTTATAAGCATTTTTATAATCTATAAATTCTAACTCTACTGCTGCAAAACGTCTAGAGGAATTGATTGTAAAGCCTCTAGGATCTATATTGAATCCTTTCAAAGATGCTGTACGATTTAGTATACCTTCAGAATAGTCCCGCTCTAACCAACCAATATTATTACCATAAGCATCGGCTTTAGTAGAGGGGTATGCAAAACGTAAAGAGCGATGTATGAACCGTATAGCTTCGTTGGTTTGACAGCATGAATGTACACAATGGTCTAAACATATGGAATGATGAATACAACATCTGCAGAACCTATCAAAAGGATGCGGCATTCTGCATGCCAAACATAAAAACATGTCTGGTTCAACTCTAATTAGGATTCTATGGTTTTGTGGCAAAGCTTCATAACAACAAAAAACACACTGTATTAAACCATTTTCTACACAATAACTACAATTACACCTAGGCCAAAACGAGCTATTAAACTCCCTTTCACAATTTCTACATCGGTGCATCAAGACTCCTTATTAATAGTCTTCCTCATAATCAAAATCATCTGATGTAAACATTGGATTTATTTGTGTATCTATTGTTATATCGTTTGCTTGCGCCCATCGTGTTAGTATGTGAGAGTATGTATTATTAACCTGTTGTTCTGTTGGAGCATATAGAAAATCTCTGTAGAACATTTCTCCGTCTGATAAATCTGAAGAAACACTTAATGGCTTATTTTCTTCTTTTTTTTCAACCTTACTGCAGCAAAACCGACACGTAGACTTTAGTGCGTGTTTTTTATGACTACACATACTCCCTAAAACGCAATAGCTATAGAATCTTAAACCGCATAGTCCACATATGAAAGGTGAGTTAGGGCCATCATTAACCTTCCATGGAAGCATGCTTTTGGGAAACTCCATAACTGTACCAATTAGTCCTCTAAGGATACAACGTTTGCATGGTTCAATCTTGTTAGATATACCAATACAAATCTTCTTTCCTTCCGGACTTAATTTGAAATCGCCATTTTTATTCTTGGCCCATAACTTTTCTTTAAACACTTTTTGAAAGCGATTTCCACAGGTTATGCAAATACCATGAATATTAGCAGACAACTCCCTGATAGGTGGCATTCGTCTGAGTCTCCTATCTAAACGTCTTTCTCTCTCCTGGTATGCAAAAGGTCTTTGAGTATTTATCATTTGCCTAACTCTCGCAAAAACATGTTTGTATATACTTGTACTGATGGCCCTATATCTAATCCTGGTGCTGTGTTAACCTCGATTACAACAGGATTACCATTCTTAAGTATTCCAATATCCACAGCACCAAAATCCAATTCCAAGGCTTTTATCGCTTGCTTCGCCAACTCACGCCTAGAGTTATTTATATCTTTAGCTCTTGAATAGTCTAGCCTCCATCCAGAATTATATGACCTAATCCAAGTGTGTGGGTTTGGTACTCTAGGAACTTTAAGTCCTGCATGTATAGACTTATCTTTATAGATATGTATACGAAGCTCTCTAGAGAAGTCTAGTTTTCGTGTCCAATAATCTTTACCAGAATTATTTAATAAATCCCGCCCTTCTTGGTGATGCAAAGAACGGCCTAACCATCCGTCTCGATTCTGTTCAGAAACTTCTAATGTGGGAACTCCCGCACCAGCCAATGTGATTAATTGTTGTTTTTTATCTTGTGCTCTCACTGAATTAAGACAGGTTACTTTAGGTAAATCATGTAAGAAGGGCGCTCCCCAATTAATCCACAAATCTCCATCTTTAACACGTGATAGGAATTTTAGTAGCCGCCTACCCTCTATATTTTTTATAGTTTTGTACGCTCTTATGTTATTTATGCGTAAAGAATCGCGTATCGCTACAGCACTGTCTGAGAATCTAGGACACCATATATGAACACTTGCCATAGTTTATTTATAGTTTCCCCAATAATCACCGTCTTCATCTTTATCAGTGGATCTGGCTTCATACCAAGCATCTAGTTTAGCTCTATCTACTTCCCAAACCCAAACACGAATTTTATTTCCACTATTTGGGTTTATTTTTATTTTCGTTTCTACCACAGTACCTAAGCCAGAATCTTTTATGTATTTGGCAAATTTAGTACCGCTAAGTTTACGTTTCGGTTTTAGGACGTCTGAAAAGATAGCAAATGCAAACTCTCCTCCAAAATTATCATCCAAAGAGTCAAAAAGAAATTTTTCTGGTGTAGTATGCTGATCAAAAGAATGTAATTGCACTACTCCACAAGAAATATCACTGCTGTTAAACATCTTTGACCTCATTTCTACGATAATCTTCATTCATAGCAAACTTCTGATGGCCTTTAGTCATTTCCCCAAGCCTGGCCCATTTATACATATTTGTAGCATCTAGTGTCCTTCGCCGTAGATAACGAAGTAAAGCCGCGCTTTTCAAAGTAAATGGGATAGTATTTATAACCTCCTGTGACAGGTTTTTATCTGCGTTGTTTATTGCATCTTTTGCCATAAGGGATAAAGTTTCATCAGGAGTTCCATGCAGTATTGCAGTCTTTAATGCGTTTCGATATAGATTAAACATTAAAGAAAAATATACTGGATGATGTAATACCATCCCTGGCAAAACTCTGTATTCTACTCCCTGTTTAAACTCGCTTAGAAGATGTCTATTATGTATTTTATCTTCAGAGTAATCCTTCCATCGAAACTCCCCCGCTCTTCCATATGCCTTTCTTCGCTGTTGTTCGATATTAGGATCTTCTGGGGAAATATAAGTCCACACACATCCTACTAATATATCTGCCCATTTAACTAGGTTCTTAGCGTTAGTTTCTTCGGCTAAAGCTGGGTGTGACATATGAAGATGACATCCGGTAGTACGTTGTGTATCACTAAGACTTTCCGGTGTTCCTGGATCTCCATATACATTAAAGGAAGGCATACAACCTAGTTTTTTAGATTCATCTGAAGCAGCTTTCACTACAGCTTTGGGAACGTTATAAACTGACGGAGCATTAAAACTAGCGTTATGCCTACCGCCATATGTATATCCCCACCACATAAATCCTTTTGCAACGTGATTCATTAGCTGTTCAATACACACGTCTGGCTTAGTGCATAACTCCGTAGCGAAACCATCACCATGAAAGTCATAATAGCTCTGATCACCAGTAGTTTTGAGACTGAGAGCACGCTGTTGAGGCAATCCTACAACATCAGGCCAAAGAATTTTACCAGCGTTAAACGCTAGGAATTCCGTATCCAATCCTATAGTACAATAATGAGAAGTCAGTTTATATCTTACAGTTTGATTTTCACTGCTAAGAACTTCAATCTTGTTTATACCGGCCTTTTTCATACGCTCACATTTCCTTATAATTCCTTTTCTTTTAAATACAACAGTAATATTGGCTTCTTAGAACCCTACAACCTACTCACGTATCACACCTTACAAGAGTGTTCACGGAAAATATCGTGATATTCTCAGAGGCTAGCCTGTAGCTATACGTGTTGACCCAAATCTTGGGTTTGCCAATTAATAGTTGAAGAGGGTTAAGTAAGAAGCCAATATTACTGTTGTATTTAACCCTTGAATTTATGTAAAAATATCTAATAGAGTAAGTTGATAGACTTGTTACCCAGCCTTTTATCTATTCGTTCTCATCAACGGAGGAGAACTCTGTCATTTATCAACTCTTTACCGCTGGGTTGACCTTGCTACTAGTGAGCTAGGCGGTTCACGAATAGCCTAGTCATAACGATGCTTTTGTAAAGGAGCATTATCCTTAAAGAACAATGTTAATCTAGTTTTTGGTAGGGATACTGTTTATTTGGTATTATTTCGCTCTACCATGGCACAGATTAAGCTAGAAGCCATAAATATTATGTAAGACTCTGCCACAAAGCAACATAACCATATAATGTTTGCAGCTCTCTGGTGGCATGTTCCGCGCATTTCTTAGTTGCTGTTTCTATAGCTAGTATCAGGGTTTCAGGAGTATAGGTTTTAGCAACTAGGGGAGATATTCCTGAATAGTGACGCCATCTAACAATTACTGAATTCGTTGTCTGCTCAACTGTTCCTTGTTTTCTTATTAAATCTTCATGTATCCTGCCAATGGTTGTAGTATCCATTAATGACCTCCCATACACTTATGTATAACGTTGTATTCTAGCCTTGCATATTTTGAAACCATCATGGTATACAACCCATTTGACCTTAGCATCACAAATCAGTTGAACACACATCACACATGGAAAACTAACCGGATTATATACGTGATCTCTGGCAGAGTATAGCGTAGTCCCTGTGCAATCTTTTACTCTTGATAGTAACCGTTGTTCTGCATGTACTCCACCTTTATTAAAAGATTGACTAACAGGATGGCTAATACCTTGACGATTAGTAGCAACCCCTAGAACCGTTCCACTGCGCACTAATACGCATCCGTGGCGATCATATGCATTACTATCAGCAGCTACTTTTAGAGCCAGTTCATACCATGCAATATCACGGTTAGATATTTCCATTAGTTGGCCTTGAGCACACAAAATATTAGTAACATAATATAGAGAGTTTTCATATAACCTCTGAAGTTTGGTAGTCCGTACGGGACTCGAACCCGTGACCTGACCCTTATCCGTCCTTGGTACACCCGCTGAGAGTTGAACTCAGTCCGTACGCTAATCTGGCGTTTATAAAGTTTATAAGACTTTCCGTGCTCCGTACACCACGGGTGCATGTTTACAGTTATAATTACTGCTGCAACGTTCTTTTCTGTGACAGTTAGCACATAGTAATTTACATTTCTTTAATTCTGTCTCTATCATATTCCAAGAACGCGCATGTGAACCACTTATTTCAAAACATTTGGTCGTTGGGTTTATGTGATGAAATTCCAAAGCATTTATGCACTCTGTATAACCGCATTCGTAACATTTTCCACCTAATAGTTGTACACATGTATTTTTCAGTTTAAAACGTCTAATATTAACCATGCACGAATTGCACTTAGTTTTAGTATGACCTTTAAATCTATTATACCTATATATCCGTCTACATATACTGCAAGTTGTCATTGTTAGAGTATATCATACTCTAACGTCTGCTCTAACCAACTGAGCTAACGGACAATAATATCAACAAGTAAATATGTATAATATTAATTTAATTAGACCAAATATACATACTAGCGGCAGTTGCCATCCAAAAATTAGGATAATTTTGGGTGGAATATCCCAATCATTGTTAAGAAAACCAACCCAAACCCAAAATATGGCCGAACACACAACCGAAGAAACTATAAATGCTATACATAGTGGCAATAAAACAATATATAGATGTTTATAGTTCAAGCATATAGTAATTAGCATGCTGTGCCTCCATCTACATCTCCATCCATTATACTTTCAGTTAAAGTTGCTAACATGCCACAAATATTAGTACATTTGCTTAATATTTCTTGCATAGCGAGCAACTCTTTATGTAATTCTTCGATGAGATTTATGTCCTCTTGTATACTAGCTGTTTCTGGATGGATTTCACACACAGGGCCATTTCTATTTTGGTGTATAAAGCAAGCAATGCATCTAGCCATAAATAAGTTCTTCCAGGTAGGCCACGATTCCGCTTCCAATGTATTTAGGTAGGTCAGTATCCCTAATAAAAACTACCTTGACATATAGAAACACATCAACAGTTAAAATTATTACCAATGTCAGAACACCTATCCACCCACCCAACATTGCTAATATGAATACAACGAAATTTTCAAAAACATCGAACCAGAATGTTTGTCTCATAAAATTTAGTCCAAAGCTGGACTCTCCATGTGCGCCACCCATGTTAAAGGTACTACCATCCAAGACGCTATGTTGTGATATTCTTCTCTAGCCGCTGATTTAACCGCGTCCAAACGGTTTTGGAATTTAGCAGCTTTATCTAGATGCATAGTATATGTTGCATGTAAAACATGATCTTCTGATACAAAAACTGGGTTTCCATCAAGTGTAGTCATGACAACATATGCCATAAAACATCCTATTCCTTACACTATTTCCATAGCCTTGTATGCTAGCTTGACGAAATCAACAGAAGCACTTGTAGCAGTATACTCAGCAACAAGTGCTACAAAGGTGTTAATAATGTCTTTGCAGAAGGGGTGCTTAGACATCTCTAGGCTATATATAGCAGCGTCAATAGCATAGTTAGCAGCAGAAAGATAGTTAGCAGCAGAAAGTTTGTCTTTCCTATTTTTGTACCAAGCATTCATAGCTGAGTCATAGGATCTATCTATGCCTACTAGCCATTTCTGCGCCCAAGCATTAAAATTCAAGGATTTGTAGACCTCTAAACCACATAAGATTGCAAAAGCTACTTTATGCTCAATTGAAATAGTGGGAATTGGTAACTCTTTTACTAAAGTCAGATTGGTATGTCCCTGCTTTAAACCTTTATCGTTCAAAAAAGCACCAGACGCTTTACCAAGAAAAAGTCGAGGATTTCTAATACGGGCATGAATAGGGTTGAGAAGTACGGCCAATAGTGGATCTGAATATGAGTGCAACCAACCAGGACTACAAAGATGGCCCTTTCCGTCTGTAAAACGTGTTACATTTAATTCCCACTGAAAGCCGTTATACGTCCGCATTTGTTGGTCTGTCAACTTATAAACAAGATCCATGACTTAATCCTCCCTTCCGCTTAGACGTGCGCGAGCCGAGCGATCTCGTTCTGCGCGTTCGGTCCCGTGTACTCCAGCCGATCGATGCGCGCAACCGCCGCAGTGGACGGCGAGTTGTGCACGATGACGAAGCCAATCTCCGCCGAGAGCGGATGAACGAACGCGATCTGTAAACGCCGGTTGTCCGTGATGAGCGCGATCTGCTCCGCCGTGTCGAAGCCACGGAACCGGACCTCGTCCGGTAGATCCCGACCGTGAATCGAGGACACCGGGACGAAGTCGGTGGTCAGCACGAGCGTCAGGCGCCCGTACCGGTTCGCGTAGTCGATCGGCTGGCTGGTGTACTCAAACGTCCACATGGTTCGCCCCTTTCACCCGCAACAGTAAGCTCCGTAACAAGGTTCCTGGCGGGTAGGGAGCAGTATCAGGTGGCTCATGCAGCCATAGATAAAGCGCCTTGGCTAAGTCTTTACTCAATGGCATTCGTACTTTTGTCTCATCAAACTCCGCACTGTAGTCCATATAAGAGATACCATGTGTGAAGTCATGAATATGCTTGACTAGTTCTGCTACAGAACTCTGCAAATCGCCCTTAATGATGAGAGTAAACTCATTCAGGTCTGACATAAGCAAACTCTCCCCACTCAGTTATAGCAGCAATATTAATTATTACTTGAGTACGTTTTTCTTCGTCATGATACCCGGACACAGTTACTAAGAAGTCTCCCCAAGCCTTTATGGATGTGTAAAAGTTGTTCAGGGAGTTATCTATATTTATGTCCATGTCTTTGAGTGCCTCATTGATGGCTTGCACAATTAAGGCATCATCAGTATAGGAACTCAGGAGGATATTGTGCTCTTCAATGCCTAATGTTCGTTTGTTCATTATAACCCTCCTTGTCTAAACCAGTCTATAAACACAAAGTGGCCCTGAGCCATATTTCAGACTCAGGGCCACCAGAAGGAGGAAAACTATAAGCTGGTTATAGGATTTGCTGGATTCGACACCCTTAATCGTTTAGCTATCCTATCATTACCGAGTGTCACGACCTACCATTAACACGATTTTCAGGTTGGCTAGTGGTTGGTTAGTTTAGGCTTTGGTGCTCGCCGCCGCTTTGGGTTGCTTCGGCTTGGCAGCATTCACCTGTGCGGCCAGTTCTTCGATACGGGCGAGGAGTTGTGCGTTCTGCTGCTCCAACTCGTCCTTGGTCATAGGCTTCTGCTGCGCCCTGCTGTTGACCGAGAATGCCTTCCAGTGAACCTGCCCATTACCCTGTCCGATCTGGAGATCGAGTTGATAAGGGCCGTACACCTTGCTTTCTCCGCCAACGAAGACGAGATCACCCTGCTTGTAGTTGCGGTCGTCATCAACGGTGAGAAATTTCACTGGGGAATACTTCGTGTCCATGAACTTGACACCGCGCGAGGGTTCTTTATTCTCCATAACTATCTCCTTATGAGTAGTTGTGTTATTCGTTCACAATCACTCGACCTAGAGTTACAAACTCTGTGATTATGATTACTTATTTATCAATTACTTCCATACCAGACTCAGCAGTTTGCATCAGGAGCATTATAGCTACCGTGAAATACACCTCGCTTCGTCTGGTATAGAATACTTAATTACCTAATTGAAACACCTGTTATGTAATAAATTTGTTAGTGCCCACTCGGGTCTATCGATGTCACTAACCGCATGCTTTGTATAACCCGATAACTTGCCGGTCATGCCTGTCTGTCAAGGCCATTCTCCTGATTCGCGCTGGACGGCCTCTCGACGCTGCCCAATTTCGGTCCAGCTCCCCGATTTGTCATCCGGCAATTTTGGAAACACACAGTTTTGGAAGCAACTTACGCCCACTAAACCACTGATTTTAAACGACTTACGAAATTTAGGCGGTAAGATGTGGCCTCGAATACAGCCTGATTATGCAGATTATCCCGGGGAAAACTTGTACATACTTAATTCCATCCCCAGCGATGGTCAGCGGGGAACTCATAATAACCCCGGTTCCTATATTACATACATAATAACAATCAAATTAATAACTTTATTCCCACGACTTCAAATAAGTTTATGTATTTAATTAAGGCAATTGTGCAAAGGGTTGGCCTGGGGGTAGGGGTGCTAATGGGGGTACCGACTATTTACATTTTAAAAAAAAAATTATAGAATACTAGTAATATTAAATAGTGGAATTAAATAATATATAATAAGATTTACCACAGGAAATTTCTAACTACTACCATGCATGTATAAAATATATAATAATTAATACATAATATTAATACTTAGCCCCAATTTGCCGCGAAAATGGAAAATTTTATTAGAGTATAATGGTTTTACACCTACCAATTAAAGATATTACCCAGGTTTGAGATTTAAAGAAGCCTTCCCACTCCGGCCAGCCTCCGTGGGTTTATAAAGGTTTATAATATACACATTCATGGAAGATAATAACAACAATATTCCGCCAGAAGATAATGCTGGTGTAACTATAGTGCGAGCTTATGCCCGCCCCAATGCATGGAAAGCAGGAAGAAAACCTGGAAGCAAAAATTCCAAAGTAAATGCTGGAGATAATTATGGGGGTAGTTTAGCAATTAAAGCTGATGACCGCCTTATGACCCCAGAACGGGATGACCCTGCCTACACAAAGTTTTCGGAACTAGTTGGGGGAAAAGAAGGATTAAAGGAACTAGCTTCATGGAGTGAGAATCAGAAGGCCAAGAAACTTTTCGAGATGTTAGATTCTGGCAAGTATCAACATTACGGAATTAAAGCATTAGCTCGCAGGGCTGGGATGACTCTACCAGAGTTGTGTAATTTATTTAGAGAGAAGCATTTCCTAGAAACATTCATAACTTTTTTCCAAGGCGTGCCTAAGATAGCTCAGGGAGCTGTAGAGGATGCCTCACCCTCACAAGATACTTGTCCGACTTGTACAGGTTTTAAAACTATTAAGCGGGGGAATGAGGAAGTTCCATGCCCTAAATGTAAAGGGTCTGGAGAGGTACGAGTTAGTGGAGATAGAGAAGCTAGACGAGACGTATTTAAAGCAGTTGGTCTACTAAAAGACTCCCCTTCAGTAATTAATCAACAAATTGGAAATGTTACTGTGGAAGGTGTAGACAACTTTGAAGAATTGATGAAGGTCGCAGCTAAGACTGCAAAGAAAGTGGATAATGAGCAAGAAGAAGTCCAAAATGCTGAAATCGTTGAAGGAGAATGAGCTAGAAAAATGTAGTAAATGCTCAAGATGGATTTCCTTAGATGAGTATATATTAAATCATTCTAAATGTGAGGATTGTAAAAATGGCCTTAATAAGCCAGAGAATAATTAAATTAGATGTTTCTGAGATTGTATCTGAGCTTAAACGTCTAAACTATAATTTAGAGAAAATTTTCCAGATAGATTCTCCACAAATAGTACCAGATAGGGATTTTGATCCAGATGATTACTCTAGCGTAAGTTATTCGGATGAAAATGCGGAGTTAGTAGAACAGCATTTAGCAAATAGAATAGGTGGGGTAATAATAAACTAATGCCACACAACAAAACCAGAATAATCAAGTGGGCAAAAAAGTGGCGAAAGCGTCTTCTTTTACAACACTGGACAGTACATATAACATTTTGTAATATTCAGTGTGAGGATGCCGATGTTAGAGCTGAAGTAGATTTAAATAGAACTTATCTGGAGATATGTATAAAAATATTTCCAGAGTTTTGGAAAGATACTTTAATTACACAAGAACGTACAATAATACATGAATTAGTTCATACAATTGTACAACCACTTAAATTAAAAGCTCATGAAAAACGTAAACTTTCTTTTAAAGAAATAGATAATATCCAAAAAGAGGTCGAGTATCTTACAGAATATATTACAAATTTACTGTGGGATGCCTACGAAGAGTAAATTTTGTATAACCAAGAATTAACAGATCAGCAGCTTTGGGAAGCGGGAAATAAACTGGGTATTAAACTAGTCCGCTATGACGATACCATGTTGGACGAGATGTTAGACCAGTTGGAAAAAGCTGTAGAAACTAGGGATAAATGGGGTTTTGCTACCAAAGTCAGATCACTTACGCCTCCAGAACGAGCTTTTATAAAAAATGAGCGTCTCGTTTGTAAGTATGATTTCCGCTATTATTTTACACGTTATTGTCATACTCTCATCAAATTAGAAGATCATCCAGTAATTATCTCCCGCGTTAAAGAGCCATTAGTTCCACAAGAAATGTTCATGGAATATTTGGCCAGAAAAGAAAAGTCTATAGTAGAGGCTCAAAGGCGTGGAGAACCAGTAGATGGCTTCTTAGTCTTATGCTGTAAAGCTAGACAGGAAGGCTATACTACTATGAGTCGTGCTTTGACAACTCATAGAGTTTTCTTTTGGGAAGATTCTCGTGCATTGGCCGCCTCAATAGATGAAACAATGGTTCAAGAGCTTTATGATAGAGATCATGAAATCTATGATCATCTACCTTGGTGGTTAAAACCTTCTATTGAATATGATGCTAAAAATATACATCTGACTTTTGGCAAGATGGGTAGCAAGATTCTTTATGCCCAAGCCACTCAGAAAGGTGGTTTGGGTATGGGTAAAACAATTCCAATAAATCATATCACAGAATTAGGCAACTGGGACATAAATACTACTCAAGGGCAGGCAGGCTCTGAATCTATTTTCTTAGATCTAGAACCGACATGGCCACAGTCCCCTGAAACTCTAGTAATAATGGAATCCACATCTAATGGCCGTGGTAATACGTGGCATCAAACAGTAACAGCCTCCCGTGAAGGTCGTACAAGGTATGATGTATTGTTTTGTCCTTTTTATGCTGAACCTAGACACAACAGAAAACAACCTCCTCTTGGCTGGGAACCTCTTCCTCGTACTAAACAAATGATAGAAACGGCAGAACGTACATCTGCCTCTTATATGTTTGGTAAGAAGGTCACGATCGCAAAAGAGCAGGCATATTGGTGGGAGTCTGAATATGAAGCTAAAAGACAGTTAGGCAGAACTGCATACTTCTTAACTAATTATCCCACTACACTAGAAGAGAGTTTTCAAGTATCTGGAAACAGGGCTTTTGATGTAGAAACCATAGATGCTTTACGTGCAGGTATTGTAGGGGGAATTCCATATAATTTCCAAAATACACAAGCAGTAGGACGTATTCAATAATGACTGATAAATTTCCTACTTATCGGATCTTAACTGGTGGGCATATACTTACCCCGGATCTTGGAGTTATACGAGGTAAAGCTATAGAGGATCTTACCCCATCTCAAGCACGTGGGTATGTATGGTTGTTTGAATCTCCACAACCTGGACAACAATATGTGATTGGAGTAGATCCAACCTTTGGTATTCCTGGGTGGGCACCCGAATTAACTACAGACTCAGATCTATCAATCGACAATGCGGCTGTTTCTGTATGGCGTATTGGTAGAGATGGTAGAGATTATCAGGTGGCCGAATTTGCAGCCCCAGTTGATGCTTATGAGCTTGCCCCTGTTGTAAATGGTTTAGGCAGACTATACTCTGGTAACAATGAAATGGGCCAAGCTCATGTAATTTTGGAAGTATATCCTGGTCCTGGCTGGCCTGCAGAACAATCTTTAATTCACCACTATGGATATGTAAACTATTATAGACCCAGGTATATAAACGATCTGACTTATGCTCCAGCCAAAGGTATAGGCTGGGAAGCAGGGCCTAAACAAGTAAGAGATTTGTCTATTTTTACTAGAAAACACGTGCGTTCTGGCAAGGTAATAATTCGTTCTCCTTGGCTATTATCAGAGATGTCAGATTGTAAATTAGATCCAGAAAAATTTACTATCTATGCTGAGGGAACCAATGGTATTCATGATGATAGAGTGAGAGCTGCTGCTTTGGCTTGGTTTGCGGCGCACGACTTTAATACACAAGTCCAAATACCAGATGAATCTAGAATTGCAAAGGGTAAATCTGTTAACTGGCAAATGTCCGATATGTCCTCGGAAGCTTTAAAAGGAGCATGGGAAGATCGTTTCGAGGAGATAGGGCGGCTGTAACCTAATAAAGTATAATTAATATATAATATTAAATTGGAGAAATAGTGGCAACTATAAGACCTAAAGTATTTGTACCGAAGCCAACAGTGGTAACTCAGGAAGTGGAAGAAGTAGATAAACCTTCTGAAACTTTTCGTGATGAATTTCCATTGATGACTGGTGTGGATATTCCTGTAATAGTAGAAACTTCAGAAACTGTGACCCTTAAAATACCACAGTCGGTATATGATGAGTATGCCAAGGTTGCTACTAAATCAGACATCACAGTAGAAGAACTCATGCAGCATAGACTTGCTAATTGTAAGAACCATAATGCTTTACGTGGTTTATGGTTTTCAGACTCAGAACGTGGTCAACTAGAAAATATAATCCAAAAGTGGCCTATTGAATCTGCATCTCAAGCACTTAAATTGTTAATCAAAGCCGGTACAGTGAAAATAGATGGAGAGGAAATTACTCTTACCCCAGCCCAGAAACGCGTACTTAGCCTAGCTATGTATGGTGGTAGAACTCCAAAGTCTTTCTTCGAATCTATGATAAAGAAGGAACTTAGAACTTGAGCTTAAAATATCAGTATTGTTATATGCATAAAAAAATGGAAGAATATCCGTCTTGTGCCACAAACTATTCTGAAAGTATTAGACATAGTAGGTTAGCACAGTTACCTCTAAATGAACGTCCTGTAGTTTGGCAACATCCATTAACAGGAGAGGTACGTTATCCTGGCCGTAATGATGGGGAAATGCCAAAATATTATAAAGAACAGGGTTATGAGCGTAAGGAGATAACATCCTATAGAGAACATCAGAAGTTCAATAAAGAACATGGTTTGATAAATCACGCTGCTGAAGGTATTAAAGATGAGGTCTTGGACAACTAATGGCTTTTGGTGCTGCCCCAATCCGACTTCCTAGTCGAGGCAATCCCTCTGAGATCATACAGTATGGTGGACTATGTCTTGATGACGGACAAAAGTTTTTAGAACGGCAAACTGGATATGACTTAATCCAACCAGTAATAGATAGAGTTTGTTCTAAAAAAACATCTTCAATGCTGGCCGAATTAGATAGACCTAGTGGTTTGGCTACTACATCTTCTAATCGCATGAGAAAGATACTTTTGGAAGGTGTAGCTCAAATGACTGACATCAAGCCATTTTTTGAAATCAAAGCTTATAACTCTTCCTTAGACCAAACTGCTGATAATTTCTCTAAACTTGCCACGTCATGGTATACACGCGTTTCTTGTGATCAAATAGGGCTGGCGCAATGTCTACGGTATGCTTGGGTAGCTGGCTGTGGATATTTATGGTTAGAATGGGACCCGGAACGACAAGAAATAATGCCTAAAGCTGTTGATCCACGAGATTTAATACCCATCCGCCCAGATGGTGAGTTTTTATCTATTCAAAATTCCCGTGGGGTAATAGTACGTGAAGAATATACACTTTCTCATGCCAGACTTTTATGGCCTGACGCTGCCCCATATTTAAGTTCAGATCATGATGCTTTGGACGGTACTGCCTTAGAGTCTACTAGAGCTGGTAAGGTTTATCAAAGCATTAATATGAAAGCTGGCAACCCACTAGATGAGGGATTATTTTCCTCTCGTCCAAAAGCTTCTATTGGAGCACAACCAGCAATCTATATTTATACAATGTATGTAATGGATGCTGAAATTAACCGCAATACTATTCCAATACAAATGGGAGAATTTAAGGATGATCCTACCTGGGTAAAACCAGAAGGTATAGCAAATATATTTTCAAAACCTCCACAGATCCCGGCAAACAATTGGTCTTATGAAGTCAAGCCAGGAGAAAAGAAATATCCAAGAGGGCGGCGGGTAATTTTTACTAGATCCGCTGTTTTAGAAGATATACCAAACCCTTATTGGTTTGCTGCTGGAGAACAGGTACATTTCCCAATTGTTAAATTAACACTAGATCCTTTCCCCAATAAGTGGTTTGGTTTGGGTCCTATGTGGGATCTTTTACCTCTTCAAGAGTCCTTAGACTGGCTACTTAGGGTTATAGATGATCATGCCGCACAAGTAGCTAATCCACCCGTTATAACCAATTCCATGTCAATGGGTAAGCGGGCTTTGGAGGCTATCAATACCCGCAGGCCAGGTCTTAAGATACTGGCTAATCCAATGGGTGAAACTCCTATTATGCCAGGGGTGCCACCTTTAGAGCCTATTATTAAAGAGCAAGTTGACTGGGTTAAAGCTGAAATGGATGATCTAGCAGGATTGTCTGATTTAGGCAAAAGTCTATTAACACTAAACCAGTTACCAGAAACAGAAACTATAGAAAAAATGATTGAAGCTAAGACTTATATACTTCAATCCAGATCACGTTCTATAGAATGTTTTATGAGAGAGTTTGCAACTATTCTCATTTCAATGTTTGCGCAATTCTATACAATTGCAAAACGTTATAGAATTTTAGGTCCGTCCGGAGCACAGCCAGAAGATTTTGACTTTGATCCAAACACGTTAATACCAGATTTTATACATCCAGAAGATTTTGACGGAGAAGGTAATCTAACTAAAGTGGCCCTAGAACGTGGGCCACTACCGGTATTTGATAGATTTAAAGAAGTACAGAGACAGTTAGTCTTCAATATTGCTCCAGGATCATTATTAAATTCTAGTGCAACTACACGTAAACTGTTATATCTAAAAGGTTTTACTTTAGGAATTATTTCTATCTGGACTCTAGCCAAGGCACTTGATATTCCTGGATTTGGAGAGCCGCCAGCAGGAGCAGTCACAGAAATAGATAAACTGGCTGCTCAACGTGCCATGGGTATTGGGCCTCAACCTCCTGGTGCTGGAAGACCAGATAGTTATCAAGCGATGCCCAGTACTGGAAACAATGGTGGTGGGGCTGGTAGTACTATTAGAACAAGTTAAGGAGAAGTATGGCAAGCAATTCAATAAAAACATATAGAATAACCTGTACTTTAGCAAATACTGCATATAATGTAGTTACAGGTACTACGAGTGCACCAACTACAGTTACGCTATCTACTCATAAAGGCCGAGCTATTACTTTTCAGTGCCAAACTAATGGAGCCTTTGGATTTGCTGGTGGTGATGATGTTGTGTCAAACGCTGGTATAAACTTTTTAGGTCCAGACGGGGCCTATGGACCACCTGTATCACCTACATCTAGCGGGTTTCAGGCGGCTGACTGGTGGGTTAAGTCTGATACGGCCGGAGCTATAATTGTGGCACAGCTAATAAAGCATGTATAAGAGAAAATATATAATGAAGAAATTTTGTGGATTCCTTTTTGCCCTATTAGTCTTAACAGGCACGCATTTGTATGCTGATGGGGTAAGTTCTTCAACAGCCAGACGAGTTGTAAGGTTTAATGGAGCACCTTCTAATCCTGTAGAAGGTGATATTTATGAAAATCTTACTTCTCATTTACTGTTTTACTATGATGGTACTACATTTCAGCCATTAAGTACTAGAACATCTGTAACTGATGCTGATTTGGCTTTAACAACTCCATTTTTGGGTGCTCCTACTGCTACCAGTCTTAGATTAGGTACTGGTACATCTCGTTATGTTCTTGATCTATATGGCGCTTTGAGTGGAACTCAGGGACTCCATATGTCTACAACCGATGTTGACTCTGGTCTTTACATATTTGCTTCTGGAGCCAATAATGCAAACATAGCGGTTGGTGCATATTTCAATGGTACTAACTGGGTTGCAAAAACTGCTAATCCCGGTATTTTTTCTCTTGGCCTGGGCTCATTCAACTTTCTTATTGATTCCGGACAAACACCTGGGAATACCTATACCCCTACACTTGCTATGGTCGTAGCACCAACAGGATTAAACTTCGGCTCCGCGCAGGATTTGCTTATACGACGTAGGGCTGCGGCCTCTTTTCAGTTTGGTTCTGATGACGCTGCATCTCCAGTTGCTCAAACTGTAACATTCCAGGGTTCTCGTAGTGGTACAGATTCAAACGTTGCTGGAGCAGATGCCAAATTAATAACATCTTTAGGTACTGGTACTGCTGCTGGATCACAGCTTTTATTTCAAGCCGGTACCCCACAAGCATCTGGTACTACCCAACATGTAGCTAATACTGCCCTATCAATCAAAGATTTTGGTCTATCTAATACGCAACGGGCCATAATCAGTAACCCATCTGGTTCTACTATTATTCCTGATGGTAATATTTTTAAAGTTGGTACCTCAGATTTTACAACATCTTCAGCCACTTTTGTAACTATTACTGGCCTGTCTTGGACGATGCCAGCTAATCGTGCCACAAATGTACCATTTAGATGTGAAATATTATACTCACAGGCTACTGCGGCTGTAGCTAACCAGTTTGGTATTCAGGATGTCTCGGTAGCCCCTACCAATATTATGGCCAAAGCAACTGTTTGGACATCTACAAGCGCCGCTGTAAATGCCAACGTGCCAACGCTAGCTTCCACTACAGCAACTTCTATTGTTACGTTTACTCCTTCGGCTATTACAACAGTATGGAACGCTGTAATAAGTGGTTTTATAGAACAGCCTTCTAATGCATCAGAGTCTATTATTAATATTCTTGTACTTACTGGAAATACTTCTGATGCTATTACAGTAAAACGTGGAAGTCATTGTGTTGTAGGATTATAAAATAAATATGAAACTTTTTAAAAGTCTTTTTATAGCCTCTCTATTTCTTATTTCTACTAATGTTTTTGGTAGAGTATATTATTTTAATTATGCTCAACAGGGTGGAGCTAGGGTACTCACTTCTGGGTCCCAGTCTTTAACACAGGTACAAAGATCATTTCCTAACTGTACCGTCACAGTATATGCTGCCGGTACTACTACGTTAGTTCCTTTGTTTTCTGATAATAATGGTACTAATAAAGCAAATCCATTTACAGCTGGAAGTGATGGATCTTTCAGTTTTTGGACTGATTCCACCAATTTTGATATTAAATTTTCAGGCACAGGAATTACTACCAGTTGTGGTTTAACTGGACAATTACCTTGTATATCTCCCTTCACATGGCCTAGTGCGGCGGGTGTTAGTGGGCAAAGCAGCTTTGATGTTAGAACATGTACTGCTACTGGAAGCCAACTAGCTGTCTTGGGCAATGGATTTTCTAAACCACTTTCAGGATTTTATTCTACTCTTGTTGCTGCCCAAGTAGATTACCCAGAAGTTACCAGTTTGACTGATGAACTAGACTGGGCCGTGTTACAAAAATGTACTACTGCTGCTGGCCAAGCAACAACTTTTGGAGCCGGTCTTGGTAGTGTTAGTGCTGCAGGACAAACAGTACAAATCCCAGGTTTAGTATATGTAATTAATCATGCTATTAAAGTTAATCCTGGTGGAGTATTACAGTATGGCCAGTATACTAGTTTTTCTGGTACTGGTGGGGCTCTTATTTATCAAACAGATGCTACTAGTGATATTTTAGTATGGACATTTAATCCTGGGGCTCTTAAAAGTGGAAATTTTGATAATGTAATCTCTGGACTTAAATTCCGCGGTGGACGACATCATATTGCATATAATAATGGCAATAATGAGGGTGGTCTATTATCAATTTTAGATTGTTCTTTTATTGATTCCCATGATTATGCTCTTTATGGGGCTATTGACGGATCTACAGCAGGCAATACTACAGTTACAGTAGAACGTTCACGTTTTACTGGATGCCAGAAGATTATGTATACCACTTCCGCTCCTACAAACATGTCACATATATGGATTACTGGAGGTAGTGTAGATACTGGTTTAATAAACACGCCAAGTAACTCAGCCCTAATATATGTTGCAACGAATTGTGTACTTAATTTAGAGGATTTTTGGGGATCACCGGTACTAGATGAAGCTCTTCAACAGCGTTGGATAGATATGCATGGTAGTAATTTAGTTATTAATAAATCACGTTTTGGTGGAGAATTTGCTGGAGGAGTACCAGTAGCGTACTGGTTTACAGCGCCCAATTTATCCAACGGATTTAATCCTCCATCCCCTACGTCTTTTATTATACGTGACAGTTATCTTAATTGTGGAACTACCAACATAAGTGGTAATAATGTTGGCGTCTTGAATCTACAAACAGATGTACCTCAACTTATGATTTTCCAGGGAAATTCTTATTATTTCGAGTTTCCAAAGATTGTTAATGGTGGTGGAATAAATTTTACAACTTATTTTGCCAGCATGCCTACCCACTATCCATTTAAATTATCGGCAGAGCCCGATTGGCAGTGGTTTGGTGATGATACCGTAGCTACTGGACAACCACCACAGATACCTACTGCTCTTCGACCATTCCTTACCATTGGGGGTGATGTTGTGGAAGGTGGTGGAATGGCACCACGAGCACTTACCCTTGGTAATGGATTGAATTCTAACATTGTAATACAGCAAACATATAAAAATCTATTACTTTCTGGACCTTCAGCAGGATTCTCTGTTGGCGGTTTTTCAGATGGATGGCAGGGACGAGAAATACGAATTATGTATTTAGGCGCTCAGACTATGACCTTAGTTAATGCAGATGCTTCCAGTACTGCTGCTAATAGGATTCGTACTAATACAGGCGCTAATATAGTAGGAGTACATGCTGCTACGTTTATATATGACCAAGCTTCTACTACATGGGTTTTAATGTCTTATAACTAATAGTTTTATAATTATCAATTATGGTATTATTAATAAGCTACAAATATGGCAGATAAAAGTAGTATTCTTAAAGCTGTGGGAAATGAGATAAAAAACAACCCACCAAGTGTATTGAAAGATACGCAGCGAAAATTTGGAATAGCTAGAGCACAGAAGCAGAAAACAGCCATATTACTTAGTAAAGCACGAAAATTAGGCGCAAATGTCCCACTTAAAGGAGCATAAATGGCAGGAATTAAGGTTGCAAGTAAACAGTCAGTGACTGGTAAGTTGTCGATGAAGGGTATCCGCCGAACACCAGCTAAAACAGGTCAGCTAGTATCTCCAGCAGTAACCTCTAAGAAACTCAAATAAATGGCATTAATTACCCAATTAAAAGGTCAGGATGAATCAGATAAACCATCCAAAGCCCCAGATAGAACTATAGATGATGGCCCTCCGCCATCGGAAGATAAGCCTCAGCCTGCTACTCCAAAAGGTTCTTTATTTCAACAGGCGTCTGGTGGGCTTATGGACCAGAATGCAAATGGGTTAGGTGCTGAGGGTGGTAGTGTTCAAGTATTGGCAAATCAGGCTTTAGCCCAGGTTATGACTGGTATTAAAACACTTTCTACAGTCCTACCCGGTTTGGTGCCAGTTCTAAGTGATCTTACTGGGCGTCTTACGATGCTCGTACCACAGATGATGAATGATTTTACAAATGGGGGAACAGGGCTTGTACCTCCGATGGGTATGCCGCTTCCTGCTCCAGGTCCACAAGGTCCTCCTGGGATGATGCCTCCTCCTGGGATGCCTATGGGTACTGGCGGTCCAATGCCTCCACAAGGCCCTGGCGCTGGTCCTCCAATGCCACCTCCTCCTGGGATGATCCCTGGAATGTAAATTAAAAATACAAATAGTGTATTATATTACTTAACAGAAAGAGTTTATGGCAAAGCTTAAAGAAAAGATTAACGATCTTAAAACGCAGTATGGAATTTCGGAAGATGCAGCTCGTGCAATCCTAGAACTTTATGACGGAGATATGTCAGAGAGTAATGCCCTTTTAACAGAAGAGCAAAATAAAGTAGTAAGCTGGAATAGGTTCTGGTTTGAAAAGCAGCCTCAGATCGAGGCACTAGCTAACGAGTATGAAAAGGTTAAAGCTCAGCTAGATACAGTTCAAAATACCCTCACAGGCCAGCCAAATACTACACTTACTACACCGCAATCTACACCATCTCAGCCAGCTCAGAACCAGAATATAGCTGAAACTGAACAGCGCATTTATCGAAACTTCTCAGCAGTTCAGCGGGACCTGGAAAAGGTTCGTAAATATCATTTTGATAATTACAAAACCCTACCAGATATTGAGCCAATAGAAAAACTCATTGAAGAAAAGAAACTTACACCATGGGCAGCTTATCAGGAATGGGTAGCTCCTATGGAAGCAGAACGTAAAGAAAAAGAACTTAGAGACAAGATTACTAAGGAACTAACTGAAAAGATGCAGAATGAGGCCACTCGTAGTGGCGTCAATAGCTATCTCCTAAGTAATCGTAGTGCTACAACTGGAGAAGAGGTTACTTCACCACTTGATGAAGTGCTACGTGACCAGTCTCCGGAGCGTACTCAGACTCCTCAAGCAGCCGCAGCAGCAGCTCAGGCTAGTGATCGAGCCGCAACTAATAATGGTCCATCTGATTTTGAACTTATGACTGATTTTGTACAGTCAATGCGTACTGGTAGATCCGGTATAGCACATTAAAAATACCTTTTATATTCGGCCATTGTTGGGCCGGGTGTGTTGGGGAGGAAAATAGGCAATGGCCGAATTAGATCTAATTACCCTTTCGACGCGTAGATTTATTAAGAATGCACGCAACAAGATTCTAGACAATATCTACCAGAACGATCCTGTATTTGCATATATGCGTGATACTCTAAAGATCGATTTCACTGGTGGACGTCTTATTCAGGAAAATTTCCTGTATGATGTACCTAATGGTGGGCCATATGCCAAGGGCCAGAGCTTTAATATATCTCAGAAGCTTACCAAGCAGGCAATTCAGGTAGTTCCTAAATTCTACTACAGTAATATTACGTTGTATAAAGAAGATATTCAAGTATTCAACAACGGCTCAGACGAGGCAATTTTCTCTATTGTCAAGGCTGCAACCGAAGAAGCATATACCTGGATTGGTGCTCAGCTTTCAATAGGTATGTATCTAGATGGTGTGCAGGCCAATTACTCCAATAACGTAAATGGTTTTGCAGAAGCCCTCAATGATGGTACTAATACCTCTTGGAATGGGCAGACTTATGGTACCTATGGAACAATTACTCGTGGTGGTGTAGTAGGTGCGGCTCTTAATACTGCTCCTCAGAACATTGCTGGTACTTTAGAGTATCCACGTCTGGAAGAGGAATATGGTAACGCTACTTTTGGTGATAAAGAACCGAATGTTCTAGCTACTACAGTTCTTGGTTTCTCTTATCTAAAGGAGAAGTTCCAGGCTCAGCAGCGCTATGAAAGCGTTACTGACATCAAGGCTGGTATTACTGGTATGAAGTTTAACGGGGCTACTATTCTTCGCTCTCGTTACGTACCAGGATCTGCTATTGTAAACCGTGGCGATCCAGTAGTTAGCGCTTTTATGGACTCCCTTACAGGCGTTCCAGGCACTAACTATCCAACAGTAGGTGGAGCTACAAATGCCGAATCTCTGTGGATCATTAATGCACGTAACCCTTATCTTAACCTTTATATTTCAAGTGATCCTGAATTCCGCTTCGGATTTACAGGATTCAAACCAGCACAGGATAATACTACTATCGTAGGTCAGATTCTATTTGCTGGTAATATTACTGTTCCAGGTCCTCGTTATCACCGGCAGCTATTTGGTATTACAGGTTAATTAAGGATTTATCGGAGGAACGAAAACAATGGGTAATTTTAATCAGTATCGTAGAGCGGCAACCGTTCCTAACGGAAATCCCTTTACGTGGCATGGTAATACAGAAGGTCTAAATGGTGTTGGCCTTCTAGAGCCGGGTGAAATTGGTGGAGTACTACCGTGGTCTGGTCATCAGTTCCAGCTAGTTAAGATGGATTCCGGTGCCACCTCGGCAACTCCTACTGGTATTCCGGCTGCGGGGCAGGTAGCGTTCTGGAAGGATCGTACTCAGTACCTAGTTACGAATGATTCTAGATTCGCAGACTCTGCTCTTCTACCAGCTAATACAGTAACCAAAGATCATCGTAATGCTGTAGCAGGTATAGTAGAAATGGCCGCAGTTGCGGGAGAACAGTTCTTTGTTCACCAGAAGGGTACTACCGGTGTTTCTGGTAAAGACTCTGGGGCTGGCGTCAAGAGTTCATCCACGCCAAACCCAGGTGATGCTTTTGTAGCTAATACTGGTACTAGCGCCGATGCTGTCTCAGTAGCTGCTGGAACAGCTCCTACTTCGGCTGTACTAATCGGAACGGTACTATCTCCTACTGCTTCTGGGGGCAAGTTCCCAGCTTACTTGAATATAGACTTTATTGACTAAGGAGCCAAACTTAAATGGCAACTATTAAAACTAAAGCTGATCTTTATGATTTAGCTAATGAAAGAGCCAGGGTTTGGAAGTCTCTTACGCTAAGCAATGGGGATGTTCTGGTAACCGGCCTCAAAGATGTATGGCTTGTTTCTATTAGTGATTCTAGTAAATGGGCTGCTGGGGGCTGGACTGTAGGTTCGGGTTCTACAGCAGGACAGGTAACGTTCAACCTTGGCAGCGCTTTTACTGGTAGAGTTTACGTCATTGGACGGTAAAATGTGTCGGAAACTTTTGATGGGCTTGCGAGAAAACTACTTTTAAGATGCCCTAAGCTTGGGCCTTTCATAGCCCGAGATCTAATTAAAAAAGCGTTTGATGATGTTCGTGACCTGTATTCTTGGTCATGGCGTATTAAGCGTGCTCAAATTACTGTACCCACAGCTTATTCTATTGGAACTGCTGTTGTTAGTTATGGTTCACCAACCGTGACTTTAACTGGTGGTGGTGTGGTAGATATATCTCATCAAGGTCGCCAGTTTAGAACCGGTGTAGCATCCCCTATTTTGACTATAACTGGGGTGGATACTGGACTTAATACTTATACTTTATCTGAAAACTGGACTGGACAAAGTGCTACTGACCAAGCATTTAAAGTATATCAAGCTTTTATATCAATGCCGTCAGACTTTCAATCATTTCTATCTGTAGTAGATCCAGTTACGTATTGGACTGTAGTAACAGACAACGTCAACTTAGAAATGATAGATCGACGAGATCCACAACGTTCAGTAGTGGGTAGTCCTCCACGAGTTTTAGTACCATATGATTATTATAATGGTTCTCCACGTTATGAACTATGGCCACACCAGACTTCTCAAGCTTTTTATTTGATGGCTTATATGAGTAATTATGGTGCAGCTTTTGATGCCGGTGTAGTCATTCCAGATACGTTGGGTGATGGAGATATCATCTTAGAACGTGGGTTGATGTATACCGCTAAGTGGCCTGGACCAAACCGTAATGATCCAAATCCGTATTTTTCTCAAAATACTGCTGATTTTCATGAAAAAAATTATGATAGACGCATTGGAATATTAATTAAAGAAGATGTAGAACGAATGCAGAATTCTATTTGGTATCAGGCAGATCAAAGCCGTAATCAAAGTAATCTAAATGCATCTTATATGCAGTCTCACGATTTAGCATAATGGTAATACTTTATACATATCTAAAAATAGATAACAATATAGTGGCTTGTATGCCGTTTAGGTATAATAGTGATAATGAAGAAATAGTAGAGTCTAGAGAATTAATAATGGATATTACTCTAGATGATAATTATGATGTCATAAAACAAAAATTATTGCACATTTTGGACAAGGAAAAACAAGAACATGGCAAACTCACTACTGAATACTCCGGCGATATGTCCAGTGTCATCACCATCGAATAGTCCAGATAGAAATGAGACTCATTCTGTGCGTGGAGCAACCATTAGTCGAAACAGGGGAGATAATCCTGTTGAAACTCTCTATTCTACAGTACCAAACACGGGCTCTGATATAGAAATAGATAAGGGTTGTAAAGTAGTTCTATATAAATAAGGATTAAAAATGGCCAAAGATACTAAATTAATTGATTTCACATTTACTCCACTTAAAACTAATCCTGCTATGACTCCTACATTAGGCGGAATGTCAAACGGCTTGACTATTAAAGGGCAGGATTTACCAAAACGGACTTCTAGTCCTGCTGCTTGTGATGAAAAGCTTTTTGAGAATCATCCAGAAGCTCCTACTCGTAAGTAATTGAGGGTTGGTGTGTTAAGTGCCTATAGTCCCGTATCAACACATCACTTGGGGGCAATTAAAAGCCGCCTTGGCTCTAAAATTATCTGATCCTAGTAATATATACTGGACAGATGGAGAGCTGGGACTATATCTAATCGAAACATTTAGAACTTGGAATGTACTTACTGGTTTCTGGAGAGATTCAGGCACTTTAAACACTGTAGCTTCACAACCTTTTTATGATCTTACAACTTTAACAAATGGCGATGGTGTACCTTTATTAAATCACGTTGTTAAAGATCAAGATACTGTTAGACTAATTCAATACCATTTTCTAGAGCCTTCCACAGGTAATTCCTGGACTGGGTCTGAGCAATTTACTCTCTCAGATCTAACCAACTCTATACAAAAACGTCGTGATCAATTATTAGCTGATACTGGTTGTGTAGTAACAAGAACTAGTGGTATAGCTCTTACCCCAACAGTAAGTAAAATATTTTTATCGGATCGGGTCATTGCAATACGCCGTTTAGCTTTCTTAGACTCTAGTGGGGTGATACATCCGCTCATTCCTACTGATATATTATCTCAACGTAATTTTCAATCTGATGAATTGTTCACTCCAGGGGATGTATACACATATTCTTCTGCCTCAGCACGGCCCACAGAAATTATATTAGTTCCTCCTAGTAACCAACCAGGAACTTTGGACCTTGTTGCAGTACAGACAGGAGCAGTATTGAATCCATCTATTGGGGTGCTTTTAGGTATTCCAGATGATTATGTATGGGCTATAAAATGGGGGGCTATGGCAGACCTATTAGCTAAAGACGGTCCTGCCAGAGATCATGTACGATCTGCTTATTGTGAACGTCGCTACCAACTTGGTGTAGAGTTGATCAAGATAGCTCCAGTTGTGGTTAATGCTGAAATAAATGGAGTACCACTAGATACAGATTCATTAACAAATATGGATGCTTTTAATCAAACATGGCAAACTTCTATTGGAATTCCGGATTCAATAGCTTCTATTAGAACTTTAACTGCTGTATCTCCATGTCCAGACGACGTTTATTCTATTTCTTTTGATGTGGTCAGTAAGGCTCCAATTCCTGCTGGTATACTGGCTCAGACTACAGTTGATGATACTGCTTTTGTACAAATCGGTCGAGAACAGTTAGATGCTGTACTAGATTATGCAGAACATCTTGCTGCCTTCAAAATGGGAGGAGAAGAGTTTAGATCTACATTTAAGGGTGCGGATAATTTCTTTGCTGCGGCCCTGGCTTATAACGAGCGTCTTACTGCTATGAATCCAAATGTTCTTGCACTGCTTGGTCAAGCCTCTGCAGATTCAGAAGATAGAAATTATCGTGTCTCTGGCGGATTAGGGGCATTGCAGGGTACTCCAGTGTCTGGAGGATCTTCTAATATTAACCAAAGTGCACCTACTAATCCAGATAATGGACAGATGGGAGAATAAATGCCACGGCAAGGTCAGGTAACTCAGTCCCTCGAAGGTGTTCCTCTTAGATATACAAGAGAGACTCAACGTCTATACTGCCGTGGTATTGATTTAAATTCTCCAATAGATAATGTCAAAGATGGACACTACCCGATATTAGAAAATTTAAGATCTTATACAGACGGTATTATACAACCTCGGCAGGGTATTACTCAAGTTGCAGCTAATGTAGTTTCCGGTAAGACCCCAGTACATAGTATTAGAAGACTTAATAATAAGCTTAATAATACATATACTAGAATTATAGGTGTTGGCAATGCTTTGGCTAATGGTCAAACGTCTTTTGTACAGACACAATACAATAGTTCTAATCTAGTAATGTCTGGTAATCCACTTGCCATGTCTCCTTGGCGCCCATCACAAAGTCCCGTTAGCTGGATGTATGTGGCTGATTCAAGTATTTCTGCGGGTGGTAATGCTTTAAGCATGATAAAGCTTACCTATGATGGCTCATCTACATTAGTGCATCAGGCTGGTCTACCTGCCCCTACCAGTCCTCCAATCGTAGAATTAAGTGCTCCTGGCCTCTTAGGAATATCTATTGCTAATTCTATAGGTGGTGGGATCATGACTTCTACCACTGGTTGGGCTCCTGATTCTAGTGGTGTAGCTGGTGCAGTATCACATACTACTAGAATTACTGCTATTACCATTACCTCACTACTACATGACAGTGGCTCAACAGGGTGGCTATCCATCGTACCAAGCACTATGGCCAACATTGGGCCTGGAACCATTTTAGTAGGTACCCAAGGCTTGTCTACATATTATATGATGGTTTATGAGGTTTATAGAGCCGGTGCTATTTCTGGAAATACAGTTTCTAAAGTTATTTATGACAACAACCCAACTAACACTGGAAGTTGTACTGTTGCACCATCTGCCTCAGTACCAGAAATCAAAAGAAATGCAGTAGTATTAATAAATGGAACTAATTATTATAGAATAACAGAAGTCATAAGTAGCCCAAACAATACTATTGTAGCTTTTAAGATTAATACTGGCGCTACAACTATTTCTGCTGGTCAGAGTCTAACGATTGCTAGTTCTTTCAGAGCTTACGACGTTTCAGGAGCCTTGAGTACTGATACTCTTAGTTCAGATTCAATTGTATCAACTTTTGCTCCATCGGGTGGAACCCTAATTGGTGGTATAGTTTATACTCCTGGTTCTCCTTTAGATATGAGTCAAGGAGATGGTACTAATGGTATTAATGAATTAGATTATATTCACTATTCTTTTAAATGTGCTGATCTATCGCAAATAGTACAGGGACGTTTGATATTTGATGTAGATGACAAGAGTTTTGCCAAGAATTGTTATTATAGGGCTTTCACGCCTTCTGATTTAGTAGCTATTGCTAAAGGAAGTCAGACTATTCTTGGTGGAACTAATACTCAAGTTCAAAATAGAATTATTACCAAACGTCCACCACAATTCAGTATTTCTGCCCCTGGAGATGATTCTAATATTGGTCCTGGTAGAAATTCGTCTGACTTTTCGGGTCCAGCCTTTGATAACCCTGATGATGCACCTACAGATAAAAATTCTGGTAGTCCACGAGATCAAACAGGTACGGGAGATAATCAGTGGTCCGAAATACGTTGTAGAAAGGGGGATTTTACTAGAGTTGGAACTGATTGGTCTAAAGGATGGCAGTCTGTACAGGCAATTAAATTTGAGATTACCTTAATAACTGGAGCTGTTAGTACAGTAATGGAGTTCTCTTCTTTAAATCAATTTGGTGGAGGATCATTAGATATTGGCGATATTGGTGCTCCTTATATATTTAGATATAGATGGCGTTGCTCAACTACAGGGGCATTATCCAATTGGAGCCCAGCTACTAGAGATGGTGTTGTAGTTTTTAGAAATGGCATTACTGTATCTGGATTATCTGCTCCATCTAATTGCCCAGAGGTAGATAAAATTGATGTACAAAGACTGGGTGGATTAGTTACAGATTGGGCTAACATTGGTACAGGTGCTACTGGGGCAGGTTATTCTGATACATCTGATGATGATTATGCTAGAGGCACTACATCTTCTTCAGAACAAATAGACCAATATTATCAACCATGGCTAATTCCACAAAAACCTGCTACTGGAACAGCTAGTACGGTCGCAGGTACTATGTTAAAAGACTCAGGCACAAATTTTAATGTAAACTGGGCTAAAGGTACTCCAATAAAGGTTGGGTCTTTCTATACATCACTACGACGAGTATTATCTACGTCCGTGTTGGAGGTTGAAGATTGTCTTGGTGCATTGACTAACTCCACATGGGAGATAGCTGAGCCTTTTATAGCTTCCCAACCACTACCATGCTTTTGGGGACCATTTAATGGCTGGTTCTTTGGTTGTGGAGATTCTATAAATCCTGGAAGATTATATTGGACCAACCAAAATAATCCGGATGGTACACAAGATACTAACTGGTTAGAAGTTACTGGCCCATCTGAACCTCTACAAAACGGCTGTGTTTATAATGGTCGTTGTTATGTATTTACTCCAGAGAGAATGCTAGAGATTATAGAAATTTCTCCTGGTGCATTTATATCTCGGGATGTACCAACTGGCAAAGGACTAATGTATCGTTGGAGTTTCGCTGTCGGTCCACATATTTGGTTCTTGTCCAAAGATGGTATTTATGAAACAGATGGTGGAGTATGCCGGTCCATGACATTTGATACCCTGTTTCCATTATTCCCTAGAGAAGGTAAACTGGGAGTACAAACAAATGGATTTTTCCCACCTAATATGACTACTGGAAATATAACAGTATCTGGATTAACTAGTGATGCCTCCATCTTTTTCCGCATGGCATATTATGATAATTATTTATATTTTAATTACCCAGATACTAATAATAGATTGAGATGTTTAGTCTATGCTATAGGTAATTTTGCGTCGCCAAATGTTCCACAATCTGGATGGTTTCCTGATGTATATAATCCTGGTGGAACCAATACAGGAATTATTTGTCATTATGGAGAAGAAGGAGATGGTGTACACAGCCTGCTATTAGGTGGTGCTGATACAACTTCTGGTATTTTATATAGTTACGGCGGTACAACTGATAATGGAACTGCTGTTTCATGGCATTTTAGACAAGGATCATATGATGCGGGAGATCGTCGTGCAGATAAACTTTGGGGGGATTTCATATGTGATGTAAACCCTGGTACTGGTACGATAGCAGTAAATGCTGGTATTAATAATTATGGATCTACTCTAACTCTTACTCCAGCTAATATTTCGGGTGCTGGACGGAATCAAACAGTTTTTGATATTAATTCTGGTAATGGCGCAGAAGGTAGAAATCTGGCAGTAGACCTTGCTGGTACTACGACAGACTCACTTTTATATTTAATAGAGCCATCGTTTACCTCTCGTCCAGAGAATAGTTTTTTGAGAGCAATACAATATGATGATTCTAATTATGAGGGAGAGAAGTTCTACCAAGGTATAGAAATTGAAGCAGATACTTTAAATCAGCCGCGTACTATACAAATCCAATCAGATGGCGGAACTCTTCAAGATACAGTAGTAGTACAACACAATGGACGTCTTCAAAAGCCTTATTCATTTACTAGTGGTTTTGTAGCCCATATGGTACGGATGCTGCCAACGGATTCTAATTTCTGGAAGTTATTCAAGTGGAGATGGGTATGGGAGCCAGAACCCCCACTTGTCACAGTTTGGGATACTCAACAGACATCATTTGGGCATGTTGGGTTCATTCATATGAAGGCAATATGGATAACCCATACTTCTACCGCAAATCTAACACTCACTATAACTAGAATGGATGATAATACTTCTCAGTCTTATACCATTCCTAGTTCGGCTGGAGTCCGTGGCAAAGAGTTTTATTTACTATTGGGACCTGCTAGTTTCATTAAGGGAAAAACTTATAAGTTTAAAATTACCCAGGCTTCTAATATTCCCTTTAGGATATATCAACGGCATTGTGGCGTGCTAGTCAAGCCTTGGGCTTCGGCAGAGCAGTTTGCACGGTGGACAGGTTGGGGTGCCGATTCAGGAGATGGGTTAGCCCAGATTTAATATGCCAGACCTCCAACCTGTAGTAGTTACAGTAGAAGATACTAAGAATCCTATACTATTAGTACGTGTACTTAGAGTAATAGCTGATAATATTTCCTCTGTAAATACCAGATTATCAAAAGCTGTAGATCAAATAAAACAATTAGCTTCTAACTTTAATCTATCTATTATACGTGATTCTCTTCAAGCTACTGGCTCTAAACCACTTAACGTGACAGCTCTTAGAGGAGTATTAGGTGACCCACAATTAGCTGGTTTGGTTAGATTTCCTACTACACCGACCGGCTTACTATTACAGAGTATAAGAGATACACAAGCTATATTAGTTCAAAATGGATCTGCTTATGATCTATATACTGTTGTTGGTGGAAATCCCAATACTCTAATTAAATTAGTTAGCGGACTAGGTAGCGGTGGATCATTTTCTAATATGATGACCACGGATACAGCTCAAAATGTTACTGGAACTAAGACTTTTACTGTAGTACAGATACTAAATAATGCTATTGCATTACAAGCTAAAGATGCTGGTGGGACAACTAGAAATATCCTACAACTAGATGGTAGCAATGTAACCAACCTCAACTCTGATGGTACTGGCGCTACAATTACTTTAAGTATTGCTGCTACTCCATATTTACGTATAGAAAATAGTGGACAAACGGATATTCTATCCAAATTATCAGTAACAAATGCTTTACGGTTATCAGCAGAGGTTGCTAGTACTGCCACTTATACCATAACAGGAACAGGCTTCTTTGTAGGAGTTACGCATGTAGGAGCTACCACTGTTAAATTGCCTGCTAGCCCAGCCTTATTTGATTCTTATGTTGTATTAGATGTGTTAGGACAAGGTGCAGCAAATAATATCACAGTTAATGGTAATGGTAATAATATAGATGGGGCTGCTACACTTGTAATAAATACCAATTATGGAGTTTCTAGAGTTACATGGACAGGAAGTATATGGAAAACGTGGTAAGGTATAATAAATCCTTATGATTACATATGAAATGTTGCCAATTTCAGAGTGGGAATCTCTCAGACCATTATATACAGAACTATTTCCAGATGTAATATTCCCAGGCCCGGAAGTCTCATCTGCCGCCGTAGCTAAGGAAGATGATAAGGTTGTAGCATTCTGGTTCCTTCAAATGTGTGCCCACGCCGAACCTGTAGGCATAGATCCAGCTTATACAGGCTCTGTAAGTCTACATAAACTACAGAATACACTATTTGATGGTTTTAAGGAAGTTTCTGGTATGCAATATTATATAACTGTGCCAGATCCTAGACTTGGTGATATTCTTGAAGCTAATGGTTTTAAACAAGTTGGAGTTCTTTATTCTAATAAGATTCCATAATGTATAATAGTAACTAATTATTGAGGATTATTAACTATGGCTGCTGCCGTTCCTATTGCTGTTGCGTTATATGGCGCTTATGAACAACATAAGCAGGGCCAGTTACAGAAAAAGCTTGTAAATCAGCAGCTTAGTACAGCAGAACAAGGTCAACAGGAAGGTAAAGAGTTTCTAGGACAAGGGCGGCAAGCTATAGCTCCGGCTCTTAGCTACTATACTTCTATGTTGGCTAATCCTAGAGAAGCTACTGCACCAGAACAAAACCGTATTTCTAATATGTATGCTGGTAGTGTTGCTAGTGCTCAGAATGCTGGGCCTCGTGGTGGTAGATTTGGTCCATCTCAGGCAGCCAATATTGGGCAGCAAGAGCGTCAGGCCCAGGAAAATGTCATTCAACAGGGGCGCCCAATGGCGGCTAGTGCCCTTAGTAGTCTTGGTCCCCAATTAAGTGGTCTAGGTCTACAATCTCAAGGTCTTGGTGCTGGTATTTATGGGAATATATTTAATCAGGGACTAGCTGCTAACCAACAGCAATATCAACAAGGTGCTGGTTTGGGTAGTGGTCTATTTAATATATACCAAGCATACCTACTTAATAAGGCTACTCAGCAGCCTGACAACAGTGGTTGGTATGGAGGTATGGGAACTGGTTCATACAACCCTGGTTATGATTCATGGCAGGGGTTTTACGGAAACACAGGTGATGGGAGCTACACCTAATGGGTTTTTTTGGTGGATTAGCTAGTGGTTTTGGGGAAGCTCAGGGCCAGTATAATCAGAAAATGTTGGATTTTGTTAATGAAAAATCCCACACTATGGCACAGCTTTACGGTCATTTGGCTGATACCATACTTCAAAGCGGTGGGGATCAGGACATTGCAGGAGAACTATTAAATAGAGCTAAAGGCTGGGCATCTGCTAATCCAATTTTAGATCCTAAAGGCTATAAACAACTAATCAAGGGTGAAAAATCAGGATTACATGATCTTATAGAACAATCTACCCAGAAAAAAGTATCTGATTACCATTCTCAGCAGTTTGGTACTCAACCCTCACAACCCACCCAACCCCCACAACAGGCTACAGCAGGCTCACAGGGCGCTTCTAGTCTTTCAGGTATACCTACCTCCCTCGGAGGCTCTGAAGAGGAAGAGAGGGCTCCTATTGCGTCGCAGGGGCCATCACAGGGTACTACAGCAATGACAGCTCCACAGCAGGCCCCAAATGTGCCTCCAAATACATCCTTACCTAATATTGGTGGTGGGGCTCCAAACATGACGTCTGCCTCTATTCCAGATATGTTGACGTCATTATCTGGTGGGCAACCATTGTATGGCAGTATGGGGATTCCTACTCCTATGGGTAAGATGGCCATGGGAGTAATTCCAGATGTTGTAAAACAGCGGCTTGAGATGCAGTATAAGATGCAATTAATGTCTTCTATGTTTTCTCAACAAACTGGGTTAGATAGACGTTCTCCCACTGGCTCTGAACAGTTTGCCGCCATTGCACGTATGTCTGGGCTTAATGCTCCGGTTACTCAATGGCGTCCAATTGCGCGTGGACTATTTCAAGATAATCAAGGTAAATACTTCATATCTCCTGCTATGCAAAGTTGGAGAGATGGATCAACCTGGATTAGAACCGGACCTGGACAAGAAGTAGAAGTTCAGCCAGTTGATGAAAATCCACGTATTGAAACTGCTAAAGATGGCTCTATTTGGGCTATTACAGCCAAAGGTCCTATTAAGTTAGAGGGCCAGATGCCGATTCAAACAGGCACGTCTAGTAGCGTAAGTACTACTCCAACTCCTGGCGGTGGTACAGTTAAATCCGAAACTACCAGCAAAGTATTTTCTGGTGGTAGCTCTGCATTACCCAGAGTTTCTAATATACCACCCCCTCCTGGTACACCTAGTATACTTCCTAAAGGTGTACAGCACCCTACAGGCTTAGGAGGGCCACCAACTAGCAGAGTTTCTACACCTAAACCTTCTCAAGCATATCAACGGGCACCCAATGGAGAATTTAATCTAGAGAAGTTAGAAAATTCTCTTGATCCCACGGATAGATCTATTGCTAATTATGTAAAGCATCCTGAAGCCTTTGATTCTACAGGTCCACGTAAAGAAATGTGGGATAGAGAGTTCCAGAAACGTGGGCTTTCTGGAGCACCCACACCGGTCAAGGAACTCAAGTACGCGGACTTTGACAAACAACGTGGAGCTATTGTCAATGGTATGCATGCCGCTTTGAATATTAAAAACATTTTAACTGATACTAACGGCGCTTTAGTTGGCATGGTAGCAGGGCGTTGGATTGATATGATGAATAGAGTAGGATATGCTAAGGGAATAAGTGCTTTCCCTCCATTTAGTGGTAGTGGCGGTCCAGATACACAAGCCGTAGATTTTACTCCAGATACCAGATTCGGCAAGGATTTGGTTAATAAACTAGCCCAGGAACGTCCGGAATTAGCACACACATTGCTCAAAAATCAGGATGTAATTGCGGCTAAAGCGGCAGATCTCATTACTACATCACGACTTTTTAACTTTGCTGATGTTAGAAACGTCATTGGTGGAGTTCAGGGTGTGGCTAAAACTTATTCATTCTTGAAGTCCAGTCTGTTAAACCCTGGAATGGATTTGCCTCTAATTTTGGGCCATCTTAGTTCGCTAGATAGGAACATGGCAGATGGTCTATATACCCTAGAAAGTGCGCGTTGGGGAGATAAAATACCTTATATTAGAGAAAAAGAGTTAATGTCTAACCTCTATTGGGATAGCTATATGAATGGTATGGTAAATGCTGTAGTAGCTAAACATCCTGGTATGAGTAAACAAGATGCGTTATTTTTACTATGGCGCAATGGCCGTATTACAGCAGATCCAGGTAATCCATCTGGAATTGGTAAGAAATAATGGCAGATGATCTTGATAAATCGGTGTTAGAAGCCGCAGATAGTTATACCAAAACTGCTCCTCCACCGCAGACGGTTAATCTACCTAAGCTTCCCCCACCTATTCAGAAGCCTACAGTAGATCCTCAAGAAGGGGCATTTACTAGATTTATGCATGGTGCAGGACTCCCCGCATCAAAAGAAGATATTATGGCCATAGGAGAGCAGCTCGACCCTATGAAGCATCCAATAGCTTCATTTCCAATGGTAGCTCAAGCTAAAATGCTGGGTAGTATTCCATATACTATTGCTTCAGAAATAGGTGAACAGGGTGGTAAAGCTCTAGATGCATTACAGCACAAAGAATATGGAGCATATTTAAAACACTCATTAGGTGCTGCGGTTCCCATGTTGGGACCTCCCTTGGCAGAAGGTAACTATGCAGGTGCTATGGGTAGAGCGGTTCCACTGGCATTAGCTACTGGCCCTAAACTCATACGTTCGGTAATACCAGAACAGGCCAAATTCGACCTAATAAACAAAGCTGTAGGTGAAGAATCTATAGAACCTAAATATGGTAAAGATCTAGGTCGTGGGCTGGCTAGATCTAAACAAGGACCACTAACACGTGGACAAGCATCTCAACCCTCTGCTGGTGTATATAAAGAAACAGGACTTCCCAAGGCGGTTAAGGCGGGTTTAGAAGAAGCTTCTAATGTAAAAAATAGTATATTACAACATCCCGCAGCCCAAGCTAAAACAATAGATGGCATTAAATTTATTGAAGATAACTTTGGCCCTGTAGGTACAAATCCTATTACAGGAGCACCAGAAGTACAAACTATAGCCCCAACCAATGTTCCTGATGGAACAGTCACTCAGTTTAATGCTTTTGGCAATAAACTTCTTGCCGAAATAGCTAAACGTGGTGGAAAACTTAGTGCGGCTGATATTGAGCAGATGAGAGATCAAGGTATCATCGATCCTAATTATGGAAGTTTCTCTACTGAAGCTCCAGATTTAGCTTTAAACCAAAAAGCAGGTAGAGTATCTTCTGCCCTAATTAAGGCAGCAGAGAACGCTACTAGGTTGCCAAATGGACAGTCTGCTTTAGAACTGGTTAATTCCCATATGGCAGATTTAATGCAGGGGAAGAAAATATTACCAGAGAAATTAGCGACTAGTAGGACATCTAGTTCTCCTAGTATATTAAATAAAGTAAATCCAAAAGCAATCGTCAAAAATGCAGTAAAAGAAGCTATTGGAGATAAGCCCGCTCCTGGCTTTCAGTCTGGTAAAATCGGTATGCCAGTACGTACAGGGCTTGCTTCAGCTTTGACGGAAAAACCTTGGTGGCTTAAAGATCCTACACGTGGATTATCAACACCAAATGCAGCTCCACCAGAACTAGAATTACCACCCACACCCCCAGGTGCTAATACAGAGACTAGTTCTGTACAATCTAATTTCCCACAACCCCCAACTCATATAGAGGAGGGTCAAACCGTAACTGGAATGGACACCACTGGTGAAACTTTAGTTTCAGGAGAAGTAAAAAAGATATATGCGGTTGCTGATCCTGAGACTGGAATACCACAATGGAAAGCATTAGTATTAGATAATCAAAAAAGTAAAGTTGTTGAAGTATCAGCAGACCAAACCGTTCCAGTTACACATCCAGATAATATTGATTCTCTAGTAAAAAAAGCTGGTGAGGCACAGTATAATGCTAGACCACGTACAGGAACTAGAGCACAAGAGATAGTAGATTCTTTACGCAAAGACATGGAATCTCGTAAACCTATGGCTTCTCCTTCTACAATGCGGCCTGAGATTAGAGAAATACAAGACCGTGGGTTTAAAAACTATAATCCAGGAGGTCCTGATCCCAACGCTCCACCCCCAGAATCAGAAGCTGCTACTATAGCTAAATCTGTAACTCCTTCCTCTTCGTCTACAGAAGCAGTATATAAAAAGGGTGATTTAGTTAGATTCTCTCGTGGGGGAGAGACTATTAAAGGTAAAGTTGCCTCAGAAGTACAACAATCTAAAAAAGGTCCATATGTGGTAGTGGAACGTTCTGCACCATATACAGGCCAATATAATGTACTTTTAGATGATCTAACAGGTTCTAGTAATAAAAAGAAAAGTGGAGACAGTTATCGCCGTACCAATAGTCCTGTCACGGAATGGCCAGAAGGGCATAATGATAAAAACGAGAATGAAGACCTTCTACGTACACATGCTCCATCGATTCTACTAGATTCGCGTTTTAAACACGCACGTCAAATGCTATATGGCTCCCCTTTATCAGGGAAAATCGATCGGAATCCTCATGCATTAGGTATGTATGGTGCTAAGTTTGTATCTGGTCCAGAATCCGGAAAAATTGCTACAGACAGTGAGAATGCTGTTATTCCTGAACAGCAACAAAACACAGCATTAATTTCTAAAGAAGCAGGAGATCAACCACAAACATTTGCTCATGAACTAGGGCATTCCATGTGGAAAAATGATCTAACCCCAGCCGAGCAAACTGAATGGAATTTTATATTTGATCGTATTATACATGACCGTGAGGAAGAACTCGGGAAAGCCAGAGACGCTAATCCTGAAGTAGGTTCTAAACAATGGTCCGAAATATATAAACGTATTAGCTCATCTTATCCAAAAGCAATAATGTGGTATGACCTGTATGGGGAAAAGGAAATGAAGCGTGAAGAAGCATTTGCTGAACTTCAAGGACAATATATGGCAAATCCTAGTGCCTTCAAAGCTAAATACCCAGATGTGTATAACTATTTTAAAGTATTGAACAGGAAAGAATTCATAAAAGGTAAATAAAACAAATAATGACTCCTCAATTACCACCACCTACAGGCGGTCCATGGTGGGCATCCTATGTACTATGGCTCATCAACGGTGTAGTAGCTCCAGCAGTTTTGATGTGGTGGAACCGAAGAATGCGTAATGAAAGTCATAAAGAACATTTACAAACAGCAGTTAAGGCTTCTCAAATAGAAACAAAAGTTGATGAAGTACATGCTGAAGTCAAAACTGCGAATGCTCTTAAATTAGGTGAAATGGCTGATGCGACCGAAACCAGACGCGTGGAAGAGATTCCTGAAAAAGACCGTACTGAGGCTGAACAAGCCCACTTTGATCTTGTTCCACCCAAACACTGAGGTAAAAAAACATACTATGCCAGACAGACGACAGACAGAACAAATAACTTCAGCTAGTGTGATGGAACAGGTATTGAATCTGAAAATTCTTGAACGTTTAGCTGCTTTAGAACCACAGGTAAGTGATCTTAAAGGAAGTGTAGAAAGCTTAAGAGTTTTCAAAGAAGAAGTGATCTCTCAAATTGCTGAATTAAAACATTCTATCAACCTATTAACATGGAAGGTTGGTCTAATAATGGGTGGAGTTATTGTAGTAGTTAATCAACTGGCCAATTGGGGTTTCAAAAAGCTGTTGCCCTGATCTTTGGCTCTGTAGTATACTACTTAGATGCAAAAACTAACCACTGATTGGGAAGAAGCTTATTCTTTTCTACTAGATAAACTAGAAGAAGTATCCAGTGAACTAAAACTATCAGTCAGGCTAGGAGAAGATCCTATGTCTGCTGTAAATACTGCAATTGATGAATTACAACTTTTTATAAATGCCATAAATGCTGGTGGTGTGAGTGGCAGCTAAAATATTAATATTTGATTTAGAGACTTTCCCTATGCTTTATTATTCATGGCGTCCGTGGGATAGTCGTGCTTTAGAAGTATTAGAATATTCCAGTATAATTTCGTTCTCAGCCAAGTGGTTAGATGGTAAACACATAACCAAAGCTCTCTGTGATTATAATACTAAGAATCCAGAGAAGTCTCTAATTACAGAACTTTGGAGTATGATAGATGGTGCTGATATCATTGTGGCTCATAATGGAAAAGCCTTTGATTTCGGGCGTATGAATTCGGCATTTATCAAGTTTAACCTTCCTCCTCCCACTCCAGTACAAAAAGTTGATACCAAAAAAGTTGCCAAGGAAATATTCGGGTTCGATTCTAATTCACTTGAAAACCTTGTACAGTTTTTAGGTTTGGGCGAAAAAATGGCAACAGGCGGTTATGAACTATGGAAAGAGTGCCGTGCTGGCAATTCTAAAGCCTGGGCCAAGATGAAAACGTATAATGCCCACGATGTAACCCTGTTAGAACGTGTATATCTTACTCTACGTCCTTGGATGTGCAATCATCCGAATCTCAATCTTTATTCTCGTGGAGAAGGTTGTCCGAAATGTGGTGGACCTAGTGATAGAATTCAGTCTCGTGGTGAGTACGAAGCTAGAACTAGATTGTATAAACGTTATCAGTGTCAAACATGTAAAGGTTGGCTTAAAGAAGTACAGTCTATTAAAGGCGTAAAAGCAAAGTTTGCAGGTGTTTAACTATGATATTAACTCCAGAATTTAGAAAAGAGTATTTAAAACTGTATGAGTCTCAAACACAAAACCCAAGTTTCCCAAACTTTTATACTACCTTAGCAAAAGCGGTAAGTAGTATAACCTCGGGTAAATCTAGATATGAAGCTGTCTCTGTCCGTACTGGAGTTCCTTGGTATGTAGTAGGGCTTATTCATCTACTTGAGTGTAGTAGTAACTTTTCTCAGCATTTACATAACGGAGATCCTTTAAAGTTCAGAACTGTACATGTACCCACTGGTAGACCTCCTTTAGATCACTGGACCTGGGAAGATAGCGCAGTGGATGCCCTACAACTAGATAAATTAACAGCCTGGAAGGATTGGAGTATTGCAGGAATTCTTTATAAGTTAGAGACGTACAATGGTCTAGGATACAGAAACCATAATATCAACACACCATACCTTTGGAGTGGTACTAATCATTATATTAAAGGAAAATATGGTTCAGATGGTAGATGGGACCCAAACCTAGTCTCAAAACAATTAGGTGCTGCCCCAATTCTAAAGGATATGGCATCTAGAGAATTAATCAGGCTAACTAAATGAGATCCTTTTTATTAGCTTTTGTATTGAGTTTTATTCCACAAACAACCCAAGCTGAAGATATACAGCCTACAGAAAATACTAAAGGTTGTTATGTAGCGGCTTGTTCATCTGGCGGAAATTGTGTTTTAGATCCATTTATACGTGTAGCTAATAATGAGAATAACTCAGAAGATGATGAGCCACAAGTATGGGGATACAATCCTCGGGACATACACAAGGACCGTAATGGTACACCTTTTTATATAACTATACTAGAGAGGAAATTCCTAAAGGCGGGATGGGTTAAGCACGTAGAGCATACATCTTGTGTCTGTCATTGTCCGCAGTGGTAGTCCAATAAGCCGGATTACACATATTTTCATATTCTTTAGTTCCTGGTAGTACCCCCCACTTATCTAAAAAATATTGTTTGCTATGGAGGAATCCTGGGTTGTAGTAATTAGCCCTTTCTTCTTCTGTAGCGTTTTTCATTGTACCAGCAGCATAATGATAGAATGGGAAATCAATACAGTAAAGTTCTATTCCCGCTCTGGCAGCTCTGATATGGTAATCGTTATCTTCAAACCATGCCGGATAGAAAGTTTCGTCGAATTCTCCAACACGTTCGAAACAAGACTTTTGAACGAGGAAGCAAGAGAAATCGGGATTGGGTCTGGTAGAACACATGTTAGAGAAATCCAGTTGGTCTTCCAAGCCATGTTTAGTTCCTCTGGAGACAGCAGATACGAAACCGAGATTTTGTTTGATGAGAGCTGCATAGGTATCCGGCCTTATTATAACATCCTGGTTTACTACCAGAACATGCTTTACTTCCTCTTTATTAAATAAATAGTTGAGGCCAAAATTCCAGGCCCCAGCTACACCAAGTTGCGGGTCAAACCTAACAACTACATGTTTATTATTTAAAGTATTTAATATAAAAGGTGTATTGTCAGTACTAGCATTATCAATAGCAAAAATTCGTACTGAAATAGTTTGGGCTAGAATTGACTCTAGCCCATCTATTAATAGTGCAGAATTGTTATGACAAGGGATTAGAACCCAATTGTCCATTTTAAGCTGCTGGATTTGTACTAGCTTCACCAGAAGGTGGTACAGGACTGGCTACAACAGGCTCAGTACCTTCTAACACCTCTGTAGACTGAATCTGTCCAGTTGCGGCTAGAACGTCATGGAAACCCTGGGCTAGAACGGCTATTTCCGCCTTATGTGTTGGATTGCTACTATTCTCTACAGCAGCCTGGGCAGCTACTGGTAATAGTGGTGCTACGGTATTTACTACAAAGTCCCTCTTCTGTGCTCCAGTCATACCAGTTCTGCGGGTACCTAGGAAAATGATGAGCTGCTGCAATAGACTAAAACCTACCTGAACTCCAAGAGTTGTAAACTGTCCACCGGCCATAATTATGTATTCTCCTTATTTTTAAGTAATTCATGCAAATAACCCATTGAGTTAAATATTAATGCACAAAGTACAGTCTCTAAGTCTACCACATTTCCTTTTTCATCTTGAACTTCCTGACCATCATGCAGTAACCATGTCTCCATGAAATGCCGACCCAAAGAGTCCATATAGGAATCCAGAGTTATGCCTTTCTTCCAATTGTCTGGATCTCTAAATGATCCATCTGGTTGTAATCTATTTTTATGCATGAATTCGGCATAACGTCTAAGGACTGTTGGTGAAAGAAATCTGCGGTATTCTAATTTACCTTCCTGTGAGGATCTAGTTGCTCCAGTACTAAACTCTCTTACTTCTGCCATTTATTTCCTTTGAGATTATTTATTATATCAGGGTAATCCTCCCACGTAGACAAAATTGCATCTGGGTTACAGGCATGTTCATAGACATATGGAGCATTTTGTAGATTAACTAATACTTTATAACCATCAAAGCCAACTAAATTATGTGGTCCATCGTCAACTAGAACATCGCCTTTAACTAAGTTTTTATCCTTGCCTACTAGTACTACTGCTGCTTTACCAAGGTACGGGAAGTCCCGTTCGACAGCTTCTACTTTTTCTTTAGCCCCAGTATTTCCTATTATTGTAGAGCAGAATATTTGTTTGATACCTTCATCATGAACTTTTTTAATTGCTTCTAAAGCACCTGGAAAAGGCTGTAATGAACTGTACATACCTTTTTTATTTAGAAAAGAATAGATTTTAGTTCCACATTCTGGCTTTACGATTTCATTCCAAGCCCATTTTTTTATATCTGAAACTTTAAAAGTATCATTATAATGTTTATTGTACCACTCCATCCAAGGAGTAAGTAAATCATAAACTGTAGAATCTAAATCTATTAAAACAGTGAAATTACTCATGAACTAACCTTGGGTTTGGATATTGAATGCTTTAAACGTTCATCCTGTTCTAGCGTAGGTAGGTCTGGCCCTTCATAACCACTATGTAACTCTAATGGGGAGCTGTCCCCTGAACCTATTATAAAACGCAAGATGCCCTTGTGTATGCACGTCATTAATCGAATCAAAGCCATTCTCATTGGCCCAGGTTTTATACTCTTCACTTTTTTTCACCTCAGTTCCACCACCATAATGTTTACATCTTACTGGAGCTAAATATGTTTTCCATCCATGCTCCCGCAAAACCATTGCCATCCAGTGATCATACATGTGGTATGGTATGTTGTCTTTAAGGCAGGCCGCCCAACCACCTACACTATCATAAGCTGTTGTTCTGACCGCCATAAAAAAGCCATCTACTGTTGCTACTTCTTGCGGCGAGGTAACCTGCTTACCATGCAAATCTGCATCAATCATGTTGGACATTGGGGCAATTCTCGCAAGTTGATCGAGCCTATATTTTGTCCTATATATATCATCAGTTCCAAGACCTTTTGCTCCATGGAATCCGATGAGGCCAATATCAGGTTTTGCTGTGAAGAGGATGTCAAGATATTCTGTCCAATCTTCGTAAACCTCCACATCATCATGGCAGAAGACTAGTACATCTCCCGTAACTTTTTCTGCCCCTTTTGCCATGGATTCTACAGCACCCCAGCGATTTTCTATTCTATTAGCACCTGAGATTATACATTGGGATATATAACCTTTTGTATCATATTTCTGTAGATTAGCTATGGTTTTCTGAGCCTGTTCAGCATCCCAAGAAGGGATTACAAGAGAAAATTTCACAGTCTAGTCTGCTCGCATGGTTTATATTCATACTTATTTGTATGTTTTAGAAACATTAAGGCTGCCGCTGCTACTTGTAGAGCTTCTTCTTCTATTTCTATTAATTGATCTATTGATATTGGATCATATGATGCCTGAAAAACAGCCTTAGTAAGCTCACCTACTTCTTCATTAATTATAGCAACTGCATGTACTGGATCTATAGGCCATTGAGGAAATTTTGCTTCTGCCGCTTCTATTTCTTCTACAACATCAGCTAGTATTACATTGATGTCTGTTGTCATTTTATTTATTCCTAAATACACCCAGTTTATTTCCAAATCGTCCAAGAAACTCCCATTCTGTATGATACTTCATGTAATCTTGTACCGCAGCAAATACTCCTGGTAGACTATCATGACCATAATCGTCAAAACAGGCATACCCACCTTTTTTAACTTTAGGCAGCCATAGAGTACAATCTTGTAGGACTTCTTCATACTCATGACCACCATCTATATGTATTAAAGAAATAGGCTTGTTATATATTTTAGCTGCTTCATATGATGACAAACTCCATAGATTGATTGGTAAACACCACTCACCTTGTAGAATATTTAGTATATGTTGTTTTGCTTTAGGACTATATTCTCCGACCCAAGCATCTATAGCTACGAAATTGAAGCAGTTGGCTAAAGCACAATATCCTAAAATTGTTGTAGAGCGGCCAAATTCTACTCCGATTTCAACTACATAATCATCTCCAGTCAAAGTTTGTGCTAAAGTCCATAACTTCTCTGCTTCTACTTTATTAAAAGCAGTTTCATGAGAGCACTTTTCTACCTTTGTGTTATAGACAGTTTCAAAATCCAAGCTGACTCCAATAAGGTTCTATCAACTCTGCCTTCCCTTTTTCTGGATCGGTATATCCGCCTGCCCAGTGTACAATACTAGGAAATATGTTGATCTCAGGATTATAAAGCATTTTGTCTTTAACTACAAGTGGTTCATCTACTACTTGGAAAAAAGTACGCATAGTATCTGGAAATACGTGAACCAGTTTCTTTTTAGCTGCTTCACGCCAACGTTCTTGAGGATTCATCACATCTACAGTATTGGTAGGTATGTAATCTTTTAGAATCTCCAACGCAGAAATGGCATATTCACGCGGTCCAAACCAACCACCGGCGCATAAACCTCCATCATGTTCCTGACTCATGATAATCCACTCCTTTTGTGGTAATATCCCAGGAGTATAGATTGGAAAATTAAAGATAGTATCAGAAGCATCAGTGTATATTACATATGGAGTTTCTAAGCTTTTAAGTTCAGTTATTAAATCAATGATTTGGACATTATACCAGCCAGTATATGGTTTATTAAAACCATACCAGTGAATAGGCATATCTAAGTATTCTGCCGACTCTTTTAGATACTTAACTTTAGACCAGTCATTATAATATGCAGGTGCCAATATAGTCAGCATTTAAGCACTTCCATGCCTAATATCCACCAGTCACGAGCTATATCTGCTCCTGATATTTCTCTCCAATCAAACTCTTTTATCTTTATTTGTTGTGTAAAATCTCCATCAAATAAAGTTTTGACTATATAATCTTTAAGTAAGTTAATATCATATCCCCATTTATGTCTATCACCTTCCAAACCTTGATAGGCTCCATAAACATTAACTAAAAATTGGAAGTCTTCGAGTTCTCCAGATAACCAACGGCCAGCAAGCTTACGTAAATCAGGAACAAAAACGAGTAAACTACCCCCAGGACTAAGAACTTTATAGCATTGTTTAAGAACCTCATCTGCTTCTCCACACCCAAAATGTTCTAAAACATGATGAAGAACTACCATATTCTGGGAATTTTCTTCAAATACAGTATCTAACTTAGTAGCGTCCAAAACCACATCAGGAACTTGGTCAGGAGGACGACTAACACAATCAATATTTATCCAACCCCTAGTATTATCAAAACTCCTTTGCCCACTACCACAATTAATGCCACTAAAATTAATGTTCCAGTCACCAAAAACAGTGCTTGTGTGAATTGTATGAGTCTGTCCAATATTTTCAAGTAAAATAGTTCCTTCATCTGGAGTTGATAACCAAATTTTATCTATATTATTCGCTTCAAGTTGCTTTTCAGCCATTTCAGCCATCTCTGCCCACCCTGTAGCAGGCTGTCCAAGGCAGTTAGCAAGGCCACAATGAATAGCAACAGGAAGGTCAAGAGTTACCACAATACCACCTCCCGCCTTGATGCGCTGTGATAATGCATAGTCCTCTGACTGTCCAGGGCCTAGAGCATTAGCATCGAAAGGCCCATATATAGTCCAATCTAAATACTTAATTACGAAACAATTACCTGTCGCAGCATCTACCTCGATAGCTCGGCCTTTACCTGTAATATATCCCGACCAAGCATTTAAACTAGGTTTATGGAAGGGGTGTCTCCACCCTCCTAATTGTTTAATTGGACTGTGAAACAATCCAACGAGATTCGTGTCCCAGTTAGGTAAATAATACATATCATTATCAGAAAACATAATGATTTCATTATCATCTAGCCCATCATGCTCATATTCTAAACATTCAACACCGAAATTTTTGGCACCACCTACACCTAACTGACTGCCAGTAGGGTGTACTTCAACAGGTAATATCTGCTGTAAATAATCAAACATTGCATCATGAGCATCACCATCATAGACAACAAACAGCTCGTGTGCGGACCAGTTTGCCGCATTGGTCACCATGGTACTTATAGTTTGTTCAGTTAATTCTGGGCGATCTCTTGTAATTAATACTATCTTCATAGAACCAGCCACCTAGCTTTTTTGCCTAGTTTTTCAGCATATTTAGCAGTCCAACAACCACCAGATTTAATATGTTCAGAAGTATTACAATGATAACAATGCTTAAACCTCATACCATCATAATCATCTGGATACTTAGAAACTACAATACAGTAGATAACATCAATGTTCGCAGCAATATCTATATTCCGTGGTTTAAAGCCTTCTGACCAATTCAATTTAACAGGAGGATACTCTTTAAATGGTATGCCCATTTTAAAAGCTTCTTCTATTGCCCAAACATCAATCCCACCTAAATGACATTTACCACTTATTACTTTGGTAGGCTTTTCTTGTATTAGTATTTCTCGTATAAGATTTCTGGCAAGACCCTCGCTAAGTGTAGTGAATTTAGCTGCTTCATGCCCAACTATGCCAACATTCATTTATGTTAATCCTTGTTTAAACCAATTCTTCCACACAGGTGCTAAATTATTCCAAAATAAATGTTCTACGCTGGCTCTCACTTCTTCTCGATTGTACTGTTTAGATAATGCATACTGTATTTTACTAGCCCATACTTCTGGGTAAAATACCGGGCGGTAGACGTTATGCAATGTATCTAATCTAAATATGTCTGCATGAACGATTTCACCAAATTCTATCATTTCATGGCCAGCCCCATAATCATGATGTACTACAGGCGTCCCACAAGCTAGAGACTCTGCGATAGGGTAACCAAAACCTTCTCCTAGACTCGGAAGCATTGTAATATCACAAGCATTGTATAAAACAGCTAATTCATTATCAGTAAGAGCCTGTGTAACACGTACATGTTTGCCTATCCCAAAATCTTCTATAAGAGCTGGTAAAGACCAATAACGTTCTAAAGCATCGATGTGTACCCAGAACATATATTTAGGATCTTTGTTTATAAGATTTTTAGCTATGTGTGCCCATAAACCCCAATCTTTGCGTGCTTGGTTCGTCATCACGCAACCTACTAATTTAGCTTCCATATCTACATTTAAAAAAAGTCTCCCTGTACTCCTATCCTCCATATTAATAAAAGTATCCTGATCGATACCATGCGGAATAAAATCTGGGCACCAATTATCACGGGTAGCTGAGAGGACATCTCGACCAAACTTTGAATAAGCCAACATTCTGTCAAACCTATCCAAAGCAGCGCTACTAATACTAGAAAATCCCTTATTAGGACCATAAGCATCAATAGGAAAGTATCCCCAGCGTTGGAATTGGTTTGATAATAAGAACGACTTAAGTGGATAGCCCTCGGGAAGAGTATCAGGATGACCAAACCAGAACAAACGAGAAGCGTCCCAGATAGTGAAAATAATGAATGGAACATTTGGACTAAAATCCTCACAAGCTTTAATTAATAGGTTCTCTCCCCACTGCTCAGATTCCGGAAATAAGTATTGAGCCCAGGGGAGACTTTTAGAGCCTAAACCTCCACGCCCAAAAGTGCCAACCCTAAATTCTGGCATTTCAGATAGTACAAAAGCTAGGTCGCGTGTAATACGTCCTAAGCCAGTTTGAGTATCGGGAGCATCCGATATTAACAATATTGGTACAGGCATTTAATTTTTATGATTCTTCTATATTATGATTAAATCTATTGGTTGTCGTTTTAGAAAGGTCCTGTATAGTAATTCCAGGCTTTCCTTGTTCAGAGAGTTTAGTACCCATTTCCAACTGTTGTGGAGTAACTCCAGCCTCTAGAAGTAGTACTCTATCTAAAGTGGCGCGCGGCTTGGAACCCTGACGTCTAATAATAAGCCAATTTCCACAAACTGCATTTTTAACGTTGCGCATGTCACACGCTAAACCAAGTTCTGTATCTAAATCTTTAATCTCTTGTTCACATAAAGCAATTTCATCTTTTAGAGACTGCCGCCTGTCAACTAGTTCTTTAGCTGTACGGCCTGATGCTGTATATTTGTCTAATTCCAATTCGTCTACATCGGGTACTGGTACATTCATTGTAGGTTGAGTCATATTAATCCTTTAATTTACTCCAATCCTTTGCAATAACATGAGAGGAGAGTAGTGGTACATCTAATTCTACAGCATGTTCCATCTCATATGCAACCATTGCAGAGGCTAATTCCGCTATTTCATCATCAACTTCAAATATAATTTCATCATGAATTGACAATAGTGGTTCAAAACATTTATTCATAGCCTTAAACTCGGGATAGACTTTTTTATGAATATTTGCCATAGCAATTTTTAGAATATCCCCACTACTGCCTTGAACGGGGTGATTTCCCGCCTGTCTTAAAGCCTCTTCACGTGCTCTGGGATCTTTAGAATGTACATTAGGTAAATATCTAATACGCCCAAACATAGTCCGTACAAAGTAATTCTGACGGGCTTCTGCTTGAACATTATGCATGTATTCATTTATTCCAGGATAAATAGAGAACCATGCTTTTATAAATTCTCTAGCTTCTTCTAAACTAATTATGATACCTTCAACAGCTAGTTCTGACTGTAATCTATATTCAGACATTCCATAGAAAATACCAAAATTAATAGATTTGGCTGGGTAACGGTGCTTTTTTTTGTCTACCTGATCGTAAGGCACATTAAACATTTTAGAAGCAGTAAAGGTATGCAAGTCTTTACCACTCTTAAATGCTTCTATCATGTTTCTTTCATGAGCTAGGTGGGCACCTACCCTAAGCTCAATCTGGGAAAGGTCCACAGATAATAGACTGCATCCAAGCTTAGCAATGAAGCCAGCCCGGATCATCTCACCACGGCCTTGTCCTACCGGAATATTTTGTAGATTAGGATTCCTGGAAGAGAGACGTCCCGTAGATGGCGCCTCAGCAGAATCTTCACCCTCCTGAGCAGACAAAATAAACGTAGTGTGAATTCTAGAATTTTCATCAGCTTCATTGATTAGCCTATATGTGTATGTTCCCCGCATCTTACTGAGTTCTCTGTACTCCAAACCGAGATCAATAAGACTTTTGACTTTTGGATTGTCTGTTTGTATTTTCAGTAGTTGTAATGTACGCTCGTTTGTAGAATCTAGGTTTTTAATGCCTAATTTGGCTAATTCACGTTTCATCTGTGGAGGTGAGGTAGGGCTGAAATAAACTCCAACCTCATCATACATTTTTTGAAGAACTAAATACTGCTCTTTTTCAAATTTGGCATCTAAATCTCGGAAGTATTGCTTATCTATTAAAATGCCATTCTGATGCATACGATCAATAATAGGTATACAGCCTAGGTCTATCTCATATGCCTTTTCTAGACCCATTTCTGTTATTCTAGGCCGTAGTTTGTGATATACCCTTAGTGTAGCATCAGCGTCACGTGCAGAGTAGTTAATGGCCCTTTCTTTAGGCTCGACATCATCTAGACTTACTTCTGGGAATTGCCCAAAGCTGACTTCGATACTGCTCCTGATGTTACTAGAAAGTCCGTACCATCTATCTCGATAGTTATTATTACTCGATAGAAATGCTCTAAGTCTTCTACCAGTACTTTCAGGGGTATAGAGTTTGGCAGTGAAATCCGAGTTGAATACGAGTTGAGACTCGGGTTTAGGGAGGGTTGTCCCATCTCCATCACATCGTTTGCATTTTTCTTTGGTAAATTTGTTTGGATTTCGTTTCCATGGTCTTGTAGACTCTCCACGGCCTCCGCATTCAGAGCACAGACTGGAGCTATAAACTCGTTCCAGGTAATTTCGGGATACTCTTTCATCAGCCTCTTTAATTACCTCTTTATATTCCTCCATCTCCATGCCAGCTTCACGATAGGCAAGAGCTTTAAGTTTCTTGGGCTCAACACATAGCAAATGGGAGATAAGCATTGTGTCTTCTATTTTGTTATGGGGTATTTCTATACCCATGCCGCGTAGGACTTTTAGATCCCAAAGAGCATTATGGAAGATTATTTTTTCTGGAGGTATAAGCCATTTATTAAAATTATTATGAGTTAATACAAACCCCTCACCATGATTTGTAGACCATGACAATCCCCAAGGGTTGGTTGGATAACCTTCTGTATCAATAGCCATTTCAATAGCTAAGATAAAACTAGTTCTATTATGATAGTTAGCGGGTATATCTTGTGTTCTATCTAGCTGGCCATTAAGAAATAGTCCTAACCGCCTGAACCCATTGTAGATAAGTTTAGAGTATCTATCCGCCTGATGTAATCCGGCTGCGGGATGATACACTGGAAATATGTAACAATCGAATTTATCAGACCAATGAGGTAGTCCATATTCGAATTCCATGTCAATTGGGCCAAGAAAGTATTGAGCCGCAATTCTGCCTACGGGAACTATTATCTTGGGTTTTACTTGATCTATTTCAGCCAATAAATATGGCTCGTCACGAGCTATATCTTCAATTGTGGGGTCAGAATTTTCCTCATCAGGGCGGTACTTGACTACGTTTGTGATGTAACAATCCTGCCGTCTTATACCAGCCTGCATTAGAAGGTATCTATTGAGTTCCTGCCCACTTACACCACAAAAAGGGCGTCCTATAGATGCTTCCATTCGCCCAGGAGCCTCACCAACAAGCATCACATAGGCATCTTCTGGACCCTCACCACTAACAAACTTACCTATCATAAGAGCCCATATCAAATATGGCCTTACTCATATCACAAATCTTGCATCTAACCTCTGTAACCTTATAAATTGTTGTTTCTTTCCATTCATGTCCCAATTTTCGACAAAGGGCTTGAACTGCTCTTCTAGTTTCTGAATCCATTATTCACCGTTTCTTGGCATATAATACTTCAAAGTCTGAGTAATCTAATGTCTTAGGACGAGTTACTTCCCCATCATTGTTCTCCCAAGCATTAGATACTTTTTCCATAGCCTCTTGTTCAGATTCAGCATCTACACGAACAGAAGCATCTACACAATAAGTATAGTAGACTTCCCAACGTCTCATTCAGGTACTCCTTAATGTTTTACAACTCTACGTTTAAAAGTAGTTAATGGAGAAGTAATCTTTTTTAATTCTATACCTTCTGAGGTTAGTTCTGGCGTGCCTTCATAAAATCCAGAAACAAACCTGGTGGGCTCTAAGAATGTGATTCCACTAAAGCCCAAATTGAGAGAAAGAATGGTTCTAAGCCATTGTGTAATGTTAACACCATCTATCTCAGTTATCAAGCCTGTTTTTTTATGGTCTTTTAGGTAAGTAGAATACTGTTTTGCGTGCTCATAACTACCTTCAGGCCATCTCCATCCATCACCGTAGCAATGGAAAGATAAAACATTTAAACTATGTATTAAACCAGCTTCCTCAAAAGCTGTATACATACGGGCTAAGGTTCCTGGATATGCTACATCAGGCCCGATTACTTGCGGTCTAGATTTAACACCAGCCTCATAAATACTTCTAAGGAATGGTTCATATATCTCTGGTATAAGCCTGTCTTTTATGATATCTCCACCATTACCGCCATTAACTCCATCGAAAAGTATTAATGGATTGAATAAGGCAATATCAGGCTCATTACCATAACCAATCATATTACAGACATTTAGATAACGGGCTATTAGAGTTTCAAAGATGTAGTTTACAGCACCAGGATCTGCATGCGGTATTGTGGCAGCACTTAATAGATAGGGCCGTGGAGCAGACAATTTGTCTTGTTCAACAAAAGTAGAATCTCCCCAAACATGAATGCCGCCATCTGGTTTCTCTGGGTTATTCCACGCCCACGTATGCTCTAATTCTGCTTTATAGTTTTTGATAAAATGCCATGCAATACTTGTAGTATTGTTTGTTAAACCCTGCACACCATCTAGTGAAGTTTTAATTACATTTTGCTGCTTAGTATCTTCAGTGGTCTGCATTAAACTATAAAGGTGTTCCCACAACGTTTTTGGTACATTCCATTGAGCTAAAACAGCACAACTTGAACCACTTATTCCAGCGGTGTAAGCAGCCTTACCTCCAGTGGCCCAGGCAGGTAGCTCGGTGGGATTAAAATATATACCAAAACCGGCTTCTACAACCTTTTCAATTTGAGCATCTAAAGCGTCAAAATTAGAGACTGTAGAAGCAGGAAATAAGTCTGCTGTACTACTACTCATTCGCAAAAATGGAGTTTTACCTAGTACATCATGTAGCAAAGCAAGTGATGCAGAGTAAAGTGGTTTTTTAGCATCTATACAGCACCCATAAATCATAATTATTCAACCACCACTGTTTTAGTTAGAACTGTAGTTGTACCCTTTACAGTAATAGTTAACTGGATATTGTATCTACCGGCCTGCGTAAAGGTGTGTTGTACTAATGTACCCTCTTGTGGAGTAGAACCGTCTCCAAAAATCCATGTCATAACGGGGTTTGTACAATCTGCCCAAGGATAGTTATCTACTGTAAATATCACATTATTAAAAGTTTTACAAGAACCACCACTGCCAGCCGATGTACAATCTCCAGCCCCAGTATAAAATATTGATGTATTTTTGGTACAACTATTGTCAATAAATACTGGTGGTGGTTGTGGTGGTAGTAGTGTAGTTGTAATACATGCAGCAACCAGAGTACATGGAATTGTGGTTGTTGGGCATGTACAAGTCGGCAATAAAGGTGGGCATGGTGGAAATGTTGGACATGGAGTTATGGGCGGACATTCTGGGGTTGTTGTAGGTGGTGGGATAACAGGTCCTGGTCCTGGCGGCGGGGTTGGTGGAGTTATAGTAGTTCCACTACCTACTTTTATTGTAATTTGCCGAGTGGCGGTTTCAAATAGACTTGACACTGTTAATGTTACTGGGAATTCTCCAGCTTTAGTATAAGAATGTGTAATAGGGGCTGGAATGGGAGGCGTTTGGAATGTTGCACCACTACCATCTCCGAAATTCCATCTTATAGTATGGGTAGCACACCCTAGATCATAACCAAATGTACCAACATTAAAAGTTATATTTTCGCCTATACCGCAGGTACCTGTAGAATTGAGATAACTACAGGTATTAACCCCAGAGTAAAAAATAAACAAGTTTTTCATACTCGGACATTGCGGAGGGGGCAAGGGAAGCGTTGGAGGAGGAAGTGTTGGTGGTAATACTGGTCCTGGTCCAGGTACTGTAACAGGTCCTGGTGGTAGCTGTGGTCCAGGTATACCATCTAGTTGATATACATGTCCAAGACCATAAGCTGTTACTATTAAATAGGTTCCTGTGGGGCGTGTAACTACTACAGAATCATGGAACTGCCCAAACAGGCCAGCGCCAACATAACCTTCACGTCCGGTGGTATTTTCTTTATAGAAATTCTTAGGGAAGTATCCATGAAATCCTGGCATAGAGGGAAGGCTCAAGTCAACTTCTGTCACATTGTCTGGGGTTGGCGCTTTAAACAATCTTAATTCATAAGATCCATCTATAAGACCTGTAGCAACTAGATAATTGCCACCCCAACGTAAGTTTTCTATAGAAATAGTATTTCTAGCAGTAGGTGTGAAATCAGCCACTTTATGATACCCGTTATTGTCTGGGACATACGTAGAAATGAGAAGATTTCCAGACTTTACTGCTGCGGAATAGAAATTTACACCATCTGATGCTACAGTCTGAACCATGGCATCATCACTACGAGTAAAAAGTGGAGTACCACCCGAGATAAAAGTATCTGTAGAGTACAACTCCAGACGTCCATCCACTGTTACTACTCCTAAATGCCGCCCATCAGAACTCTTAGCATAACGATATAAAGATTTAGATAGATTAGAGCGTTTTTGTGGCGCAGCTCGGTTTGTTACATCAAAAACATTTAGGGTTGGTCCTATAGTATCACTAATAACTGCGTAGTAAGAACCATTAGAAGCCCGCAAAGAAACTATTGTTATTGGGATAACATCATCATTAAATGGCCCTGGCTGAGATACAAAGGACATCAGGTTACCAAAGCGGCGAAGATCGTCTCTTACTATACCCCAACGATACCATTTTGTAGCTAAGTATACATAACCTTGATCATCAACATCAAAACCGGATAAACGGGATTGACCATCCCCACCAGCAGATATATCCCAACCACTACTTGAGATTTTTCGTCCAGCATCATCCGTATTGGTTGGTAAAAGTTCTGCGTAATACCACGAATCAAAGGGTAAAACAATATCAGGAACTGGTCTGCCACTAGAGCCTTCACCTTGCTGTAATGGCTCCCCAGCAGCTACACGAGCAAGAAAACTGTCTAGATCCCAGGACATTACAGATGAACCAATCTGCATATATAGACGGTTCAAAAATAGCATAGGAAGAGCACCAATAGCCCGCATGGTTCTTACAGGCTGTTGAAAATCATTAGTTGCAGATGAATCTAAGAATCTACCTAAATAAGTGCCTAGGGCTGCTGGATAACCTGGAGTAAGCTGGTTGTTGGCTTTACCGGGGCAGTTTATACACTTGACATCAACGTTTGGGGCTTTAGCAGGCTGTACCCAATACTGACCCTGGACTGTTTGGACGGATAGTAAAGTAAATAATACTGTAGTTATAAGTGTTTTAAACATTAGCTCCTACCGAATACCGAAAAATCGTTCGAAATTTTGAAGCCTTGTACCACTGCCACCATATGTACTAGGCCCACTAAACATATCTAGCAAAAGAAATGGTGTGTAACATATAGAAGCAATAATATAAGGAATTTCTTTATACAGCTTTTTTATTTTATTCATCTAAACCTCTTAATACTTCATCTAGGATTTCTTGCCGTTCTATAGCTTCATAGTATGCCAGTTCATTTTCTAGAATATCATCTTCTATATCTAGCAACTCTTTCCGTTCCGTATCAGAAACTGTATCATCTAAAGTATTAAAATCATTCTGTTCCCACGCACAATAGTTACAAATAGTCTTGGGATCATGTGAGTTGTTGAAATCTTTATATAATTTAACTTCTCCACAATAACCACAGCCTCTAGAAGCTTCTCCTAGAAAAATATCAACAGTTCTATCATCTTCTTCTATTTCTTCTACTTCAAATTCTTCCGGTTCTTCAGGTTCTAAATCTGATTCATTAAGTCTAGAAGTAATATATTCTAGATTACGTTTGTCAAGAGCATCTCGGTAGTTGTCTAAAACAAAACCCCTACACTTACAATTTCTACAATCGCCGTCTTCATCACCGACATGAAAATGTGGCCTACAGGTACAATTAATGCACCAGCCGGATATTAGAATTTTTGGTTGTTCCATTGGGCGACTATCTTCTTCGATGATCTCGGACCAATTCCCGGTATGTTCTGCCATTGTTCCTCTGTGGCATTTGCCATATCTCTAGCCGACTTAAAATACTCACTGGCTAGTCCAGCCTTTATACTTCCCACTCCATCTAACTGAGCTGCAACTCTTTTTTCAAAACTAGCTGGCATGAAGGGGTTTACTTCCCAAGTAGTATCTAATTTCAAATGAGAAGAGTGTTTTTCCGTATTACTATGGGTGTATATGTCCCATATTTGCCATGCTGTTTCTTGTAAATCCCAACTTCTTTTAACTTGAATATGAACTTCTGTAGTAAGAGTATTTAAATAATTATCAATAATAGAATATGTATAATTTGATTCTTTCCATTCAGTTTTATTATTGATAGTAATTGGTACTAATATATGTTGATTATTTTTATTTAGCCTAAACTTACCCTCGACTATCAAATAGATTTGTCTATAGTTGGGTAGCATTTTTTCTATTTGTGAATTAAGTCTACCTGTTTTGAAACTATCCAGCAAATCATATGCCCGTTTTCGTTCTATAACTTTGGGATATGTCATAGGACCATCTGGGCCGAAGCCGAGGAATGCCACGTCTCCTGCATCAAGATAAGTCAGTTCATAAGATCCTGTAGGTAGGTATGCTGCTAACTCACGACTACCTATTCTGCTATCAACTAGCAGAGTCATTTCACAACCAATCAACAGGAGTAGAAGCAGGGAATAGAGATAATGCAACATCTGTAAATGTATTGCATGGTTCTATAAATACTTTACCCTTTATAGCTGGATTATGTCCACTTTCTAAAACTTCAACCTTGAAATTCCCATTCTCATCACGGTCTACTCGAAAGAAGTCATCAACATCAAAGCCAATATGTGAGAAGCCTTTTCTATCAAGTCCCCCAGTCGGCGTACCATTTCCATCTTTTTCTGCCATTACTTTGTGGAGCAGAATAAGGTTAGCATCATGCTTTGAGAACTCTCTGATAAAATCATGGAATTCTCTATTTATTGGGCCAAAATGAAACCACTGTACTTGTTGTAACTTACCAAAGCGGGCTAATCTAGCTAGCTCCCAAACCTCTGTAAAAGTGTCGTATATTACAGTACGAGCAGACTCTAAAGCATTGATATGCATCTCCTTTAGAGATTCCCATACTTTCAAAGCCTCATCTGCTACCCTATCCGGATGACCATCACGACTAAAACTAGGGATATTAACAACTCTAAGATCCAGATCAGGAAACTTGACGTCCGGTTGTACCCTATCAAGCCCCTCATCAAGATTGAAATAAACAATAGGACCAGGAGCGGTAAGAGCAAAATGTGTTTTACCTCGTTTTTCTCTTCCTTCTACAGATATACAAGCTTTACGAGTAAGTTTGGGTTGGTATTTAGAGAATATTTCTAACTTGGTAAACTGCTGAGGTGGAGCTATTAAAGTGCTGATGTCCACAATTAAGCGATTTCTCCTGTATCAGGTTTAGTAGGAAATGATACCACGTTATCGCTAGTTGAAGCAATGTATTCTTCAGCTAGTTTATTCATAAAACGTTGCTCCTCTTCCTCCTTTGCCTGTTCCAACGCAGATTCAGCTTCTTCTCTAAGCTTATCCTGTTGTGCTGCTATTTCTTCCTCTGCCTTCTTACGTTGCTCCTCTAGCTTGACCTGAAGCCGATTTGCGGCCTCTGGATATGCCTCAGCTAAAAGGTCAAACATAGTAGATAAGCCCATCATAAGCTGTCCATGAGATTGTAGCAAATGTTGCTCAATCCGGGCCATACTACGGGCTACGAACAGGTCTGCTCTAGCAAAATCTCTGCATCGGGCATTAGGATTATCTTTAGTAGGTGTAGGACAGTAGGGACATTCTTTACCTTCATGAGAACGGTGTAGACAATTAATGCAACGAGGGTCATAGTCTGACATAGCTTAAATTTCCTTAATGGTGGAGAGGGTGGGAATCAAACCCACCTCACGAACCTTGCAAGGGTCCATCGCC